CGCTGCAAAAAGTCCATTATATACTTTTATTATTTATAAGTTGCTGATAATCAGTCAACTTTGATTTATCTAATTAGTAACGAGTAACAAAATAGCAACTTTAAAATGTTAATCTTTGCAAACCAGTTTGCTATGCTTGATACAAAGATATAAATTATACTTTGTTCACAATCAATCCGCAAAAAGACTTTAACTTAGATTAACACTAATACCTATTATATATCCATTGTATAGCCACTAATACCTATTTTCGATTTCCCTTACATTCAACACTTTTTTGCATTTTGTAGTTTCAGAAATTGCTTCTATCTTTGCATTGTCATAGTTGCGATTGACATACACAGAACTTACCTCCTTCAGGCTTTAAGCCTACGAGATATGGAATCCCTTGGTTAGCGCAACATGACCTCGGGATTCCTCTTTTTTTATCCCAGGTTTTTGACGAGACATACGAGGTTCAATCCGTGCAGTCCTCTTCGGATTTATCGACCGATATATAAAAATGCTCAGTCTAATAGAATATATCCATGTAGGTAAACCCTGCTCTGTCCCATCCATTGACAACAGGTACCCATCTGCCGAAAGGCACTACCCCTACATAGATGAACCAAACAAAGTGGGTAACTTTGTTCTATGTAGGCTTTAGTAAGGAATAATCTACTGCTTATAGTAGTTGATAATTAAATAAAGATTTTCCTTGCTGCTGCCCTCTCCCTTAGGGGATGGGTAAAGAATGGATAGTACATATTGTTGAACTAAAAATTAAATAAAATGGCAGTAGTAAACGTAGATTTGTCTGAGTATGATGCTATACGTAAGCGCAACTCGGAATTAGAGGAGCAAGTAAAGGAACTCAAAAAGTTGAATGATTCCTTGAAGCAGGGTGCAAAGGTAATTATTCGTAAAGAGACGGTTGTAGAGCGTGAGGTTGACATTCCTTCTTATAGCCATTTGACAGGGCTGCCAACTTACAAACGATCAACGCATAGAGATAGAGTCGAGTCTTCTGAGTCCTATGTTAACTTCGAGGATGTCCGCTTTAAAGTCGAACAGACTATGCAAGATGAGATTAATCGTAGCATCCATAATAGAGACTGCGAAAGACAATCTTATGCTGATGCAAAAAGTAAACTCGATAATGAGTATAACTTGAAGAAAGCTGACCTCGAAAAGGAGTACAAAGATAAGACAGAGGACTTAGAAAGGAAAAATCATCGCAAGGAGTGTGATTTTGAAGCTGAAAAACTGCGCATTTTGAATCTACTTCCTAAAATCAACAAACTGGCAACAGAGTTGCATGATGATTTAGTTAAGCGATTCTTTATGCCAAAGCATGCTGTAGAGTTAGCGGAATCTATCATAAATATAACCTAAAAGTAGGCTTATGAAGATAGAAGTTCATAAGTGGTCGCTCATAGTGAGTCTTTCCAATTTGGAAATAATTGGAAAGAAATGGGACAAAAAATAGGGAGTGCTCACGCATTCCCTATCTCCTTAATAACAACCTTTTAACCTATAAACCAAAAACCTATACTTATAACACTAACCTTCTTCCTCTGACATTTGTCTCAACTTCTCTGTGAGGGTATTGTGAACCTCACGCTTATCGTCAAGAGTGACAGTCTGTAGCTTAGGGCAGTTGAACTCCAATATCTTGATGAATGATGTGACTTTATCCTTCGGTTCACATTTATTCCAAGCAACCAGGAAGTCGTCCCAAGCCTCTCGTGTAAAGGCAGCACACAGCTCACGAAACTCCTTCGTGATAGGAGACTCGTAGCCTTTCTGTTTCCCTCCAGTCTTTGCCCGACCTTTCTCGAACTGACCTTTAGTATTTCTGTCTGCTGCCATTTTTTTAACTATTTGACTGCAAAGTTAGCTATGTCTTGACACTTAGAAACCTTATCCATTAACTTTGTGAAATTGCAGACACCTTAATTAATAGATAAGATTGCTATTATATAAGGTGTGATTATCTTTGTATCATTATTAATAATTTATAATTTCATATATGATAGGTGCATTAATAGGTGCTGGACTTAGTATTGCAAGCAGTATCGCTGGTGGTATAGCTAACCGCAAGGCGAGACGTAAGCAGGAACAGATGTTGGCCCAGCAACAGAGAGAAAATCAGGCATGGTATGACAGGAAATATAACGAGGACCCTACCAAACGTGCCGACACGGTAAGATTGCTCACTCAGATGCAGGAGCAGATTAAGAACAGAAACAGAGCAGCTAAGGGCAGAGAGGCCGTAATGGGCGGAACGGAAGACTCCACTACTGCGGTGAAGGAGGCGAACAACAAGACTCTTGCTGATACAACCTCTCAGATAGTCGCTGCTAACGAAGCTCGTAAGGATGCTATCGAGCAGCAGTATCAGCAGAATAAGCGTTCTATTCAGGGACAGCAAATGCAGATGGAAGCCGAGAAGTCGGCTGATACAGCCAATGTCGTAGCAGGAGTGGCTGGTACAGCCGCTAATATCGCTACAACACTTGATGCTGGTACGGGTGGATCAAAGAAGGCTCAGAATATGAATGCGACTCAGCAGTTGAATGGCATTGCAAAGAATCCTGACGATGTTCTTGGCTTGAAGGCGAAGACTATTGGCCTACCGTCTGAGGACGATCTGAAAAAAATAAAAGCATAGCCTATGAAAGCATCAGACATGTTACAACAAAATAACGGCTTGAAGACTACACAGAGTGTACTCAACAAGCAGCAGAGTGGGGTGGATGTGGCTCAAAAGGTGGCACAGACTCAGGCTCCAGTATTCACACAGCAGCAACTTGATGCGGCTGGCAAGAAGATTGACCAGATAAACGCTGCCACTCCCACCGATGGGGCTATGAAGGCAGCTAAGGCTAAGACTATCGCCACACAACAGGCCATCGCCAATGGGGTGGACGTGAATCAGGGTGTCCCAAGCGATGAGGAAGATAAACCATCTGTCCCTATTGTCAAGAAGGAGGAGCCGAAACATCAGGCTAAGCAGTTATCTTATGCGGATATGTATAAGATGCTGAATCCTGAGCAAGAGGAGACGGCAGAACAGAAGGAGAGAAGGGAGAAGAAGGAACGCACAAAGGCTCGTATCGCTGCAATCGGTGACGGTCTGCGTGCGCTCAGTAATATCTACTTCGCTACTAAGGGTGCCAAGGTGGTACACAATCCTGAGTCGGATATGACTAAGGTGGTGAATAAGCGCAAGGAGTACATGGATGCTCAGAGAGAAAGAAATCAGGCGGCATGGCTGGCTGGTTATCAAAGGGCGATGGCTCTTGATGAGGAAGCCCGAAAGAACGACCTGACTCTTGCGGAGCAAATCAGGTATCACGATATGATGAATGAAAACAATAAGACAAAGGCTGACCAAGGACAGCAGAGAATTGATATTAACAAAATGCGTATTACCAATCAGCAGGAATACAATCAGGCAAGGCTTGAGCTGGATAGACTTAGGATGGAAGATAAGATTACTCAAAGCGAGAAGGAACTTGCTATCAAATACCTGAATGCACGAGCTAAACAAATCGCTCCAAACAGGTCTGGAGGTGGTCGTGGCAGTTCTTCTAAAGAAGACTGGGACGCTGAATATCTCAAACTGAATGGAAAGTATCCTTCTGAGGTAGCAAATGCTAATCAAACCGTAGCAAAGGGAGGTATCAAACCAAATACTGCTGCTGGACGAAAGCAAGTTGTGAAGATAGTCAGAAAGAAGATTGCTCATAAGGGTGGCGGTACTTCTTCTAAAAGAAGTGCTAAAAGTAAATTTTCAATTCATCATTAAAAAGAAACAATATGCCAATAAATAGTAAGGTTAAGAGACTGTATGATGCCTTGAAGGCTGATGGTGGTGATGTTGGTACACCAGAAGAATTTAACTCTTGGTTCTTTAAGCCTGGCAAGGAAGGTTACAAAAACAGAAAATCCGTATATGATACCTTCAAGGCTGATGGGGCTGATGTAGGGAAAAACTATGAGGAGTTCGGTAAATGGCTTGGCCTTCATGCTGTTTATCCTACCGTAAACAAGTATCACCAGCAGATGCTGAACTCTGTTGACCCAAACAAGAGCAGGGCATCTGAACTTACTCATAGAGCGGTTAGTCAGGCAAAAAGAGGAATGAATAATGTCCGTAAGCCTGTCCGTGGTGCTGTAGTCAACAAGCAAGGTAAAAAGGTGAGTGAATTTGATATTACTCCTGCCAAGACCGTAGAAGACCTTGATAGAGAGTATGCTCAGGAGACAACAAAGAACTGGGAGAATGAACTGCATGATCAGATGGCTGATGCCGACAAGGATGCAGCAAAGATTAGCGATATGTTCAAGTCCTTCATCGGTTCTATGGATGAGGTCGGTAGCGTGTGGGGTAATATGACAAGAGGTGGCGGTATTGCAGGTACTCCTCATAGTGTTACTACCAACAATGGTCTCATGAAGAATACTGAAGCTCGCCAACTTCTTATTGCTGGTGACTACAATCGTAAGAGAAGAGAACTCTTACAGTTGGAGCAGGATTCAAGAAATGGTGCTTTCTTTGACAATCATTCTTTTTTTAGAGGAATGTATGATGCTGCCAAAGACACTGGTTTCCTGACAGGTGGGGCTTTTAACCTTATCAGTGGTTTCACCATGCTTAAAACCAAGCAGGACTTGGATAATGGTGTCCATACGAAAGCTGGAGATATGCTGATGCAGCAAGCGGTAAAGAATAGTAATGCACAGAGTCAGTATGGTGACAATCAGGGATGGATGTACACTGGTGGTGTTATCACTACCAATATGGCTCCTTTTATAGTGCAGATTGCCAGTGCAGGATTCTCCAAGGGTTTGAGTACTTCAATCGGCAAGGTTGTGCAGGGCGCAGCTTCCAAGGTGGCACTGGGTACAATGAAAAAGGCGGCAGGATTTGCAAGTGCAGATTTGGCTAAGAACATCGGTAAGGTAACTGGTCTTACTACCAAGGCTTTCGGCAAGGCTATCCAGTATGGAATCGTGGGTGCAGCCCAAGCTAATACAGTTGGTCTTGGAAATGTTGCTAACGATGTGATTAACCGCTATACGGGTCAGGTCTATCAGGATGAGCAGGGTAACTACAAGTTCGGCACATTTGATAGTGATGGTAAACTTGTGCATGAAGGCGGTGAAGACTTCCTTACTGCCTTCGTAAAGGGTGATGCGGCTCAGACCATTGAGTTTGCTACTGAGTTGGCTGGCGGTGGCATTGATGCTGTGGGTACTGCCCTGAAGAACTTCGTTACCAAAGGTGGCAAGAAAATTATCAACAAGTACAACATGGAGAATGTCTCCAAGGTGATAGACTTCTTGCTTAATAATAAAGTGTCAAAGAATGTAAGATATTTGAAGGCTGGTGCTGACAGAACACTTGGTAAGGTTGAAGTGAATAGTATTGTCGGTGAGTCTCTGGAGGAAGAGTTGGGTATCATCGCCAATACGGTCTTTACTGGTGATAACAAAATCTCAGACTTGTGGGATGAAAAGCAGCAGTCACAGATATGGGGCGGTATGCTCTTGTCTATCGGATTGATGAAGGGTGTTGTTGCTCCTTTCCATGCTTATAATGCCAAGCAGTATTATTCCTATAAGCATAAGCTAAACAAGGCTGATGTGAACTTGTCTCAGTTGCTCGGTAAAGAGAAGTGGGAAGAACTCCGTAATCAGATTGATGCTACAACAAACGAGGATATGCCTGAAATGGTAAACAGAATCAATCGTGATGTTGCTCTTGGTAAGAACAGACAGCCAGTGCGTGAGTATATTCAGAACTTGCTCATCATGCGTGGTTATGACATTGGTAATATGCTTGCAGCAAAGAAGGCAGTTGAAGATAAGGGTGAAGGTGTCTCCGTGAAGAATATGGAGAAGAATCAGGCATATCAGCAGGGTCGTGATGCTTACGGCTATGATACACATGAGATTCAGTTAGACCAAGAAGACAAACAAAAGTCTCTTGCTCAACTTCTCGGTATATCAGAGCAGCAGTTGGCATCCATGAGTGATGAGGAGCTTGAATCATTCTCTGGTCGTGATGATAATATTGATAGGGCTATTTATGACTACCAGTTGTCGAGTGCTCGCTATGAAGGTGTTGTTGATAACGCAAGAGACCAGATAGACTTGGAGGTTCAGAGAGCAGCACAGGCGGTTGATATGTACACAGACAAGTCTCGTAATACTATCCGAAACGCTACCATCAAAGCATCAGGCGGCTTGGAAGACTATGGCGTGTATATTATCAGCGGTAATATTGCTACTCATGATGATGGCTCCATTGATGTAAGCAATAGCGATGATATGATTCTGTATTATGACCCAACTACCAATACTGTTGAGCACGCTGATGCCATGATGTTTGCTGAACTGGGTAGTGAGGAGAATGCTGATGAAGTGAGAAGTCAGGCTATGGCTGATGCCAAGGAGAAGGCTATCAAAGAAACTACTGGTATCATTGATGGTGTTGTTGAGGTAGGTACTCAGTTCAAGACCGTTGGTGCAGATGGAACAGAACATACTTATGAAGTACTCGCTGATAATGGTGATGGTACTGCCATGATTACTATTGATGGCAACATTCCAACAGAACTTGTCAAGGGTGAGAATGTAAATATTCCAGTCTCGTTTGAAGAGTTGCAGAAGATGAAGGATGAGTCTGACCAGCAGAGATTGCAAGCGGCAAAGGCTCAGCGTGAACAGGTGGAGAAGGAGCGTGCTGAGCAACAGATGCAAGCACAGACTACACAAGCAGAGAATCCAACTCAGGAAGATAATATCCAGTCAACACCTATCGAAGATAACATAGACTACTCTGATATAATCAGAGAGGATGGTAAGGTTCAGATGGTAGATGTTTCTGATAAGGATGGAAATAATCTGTTCCCTGATGCTAAAGATGTTTTCTATATCCAAGGAAACAAGATGAGAACCAAGTTTGTTTATATTGATGCAAATGGAGAGTTGAAGACTCAGAGTTTCCCTACTGGATTGGTTAAGATAAAGACAAGGGGTGAAGTATCTGTTGATGATTACAAGAAGTATCGCAATACGTTACTCTCTGCTGAATCTTCTGCCATACCTGAATCCTCAATGATAGAGGATAATAGTGGCACAATAGAGGCTAATAGAGGTGGAATAGAGGTTGAAGATAACACTCAGCCTTTATCGGAAGCTGATGCTGACAATGTAATCGCCCAGATGGAATCAAGTGCAGAGACCGCTCCTGATTTGGAACTTACACCAGACAACTGGACAGCAGAGTTTGGTGAAGATGGAATCTTGTCTACTCCTATAGGTGATGTGAAGATGGGAGAGAATCAGGTGGCTAAGTTGTTTGAGAAAGGTCGTTCCAAGGAGTTTGGTATGATTAAGCCAACGCTTACGAATCCTGATGTGATAATCGAGGTTCCTTCTCATTCTGCTGATGGCAATGAGGAGCGTTCATCATCTTATCTGTTTATCAAGACTTTCTTGGGTAAGAATGGCAAAAAGGTGTACTATTTCAAGTCTGTAACCATCAAGAAGGATGGTCTTGAAATCAGCATTAGCAGTAACTATGACAGAGCAAAGAGAGTAAAGGAGGCATTAATGAAAGGGAAGTTGCTATATCGTAAGAACGATGGCGCACAGACCGAGCAGAACCAGCCTTCTACTTCTGTGGCAACTTCCCAAGAGGATGCTGCTGGCTCTTCTGAAAGCAAATTTACAAACATTTCTGCAAACGACAATGAAAATAATGAAAGTTTAACATTTGAAGATGGTACTCCTATCCCAGTTGATGAGAGTGGTGAGACTGACCTTAGTCAGACTGATGCTGCTCATGCTGCTGAGTGGTATGACAATAACCTCGGTGAGGATGCAGATGATTGGCTGGATGGAGAAATCAAGAAGGCTAAGAAAGTATTGGAGCAAGCAAAGAATAAGAAGTTGGCTGGCACTAAACCTTCTGAGTTGGTTGCAAGCAAGAAGGAGAAGGAAGCTGCAATAGCTGATGCCCAAGCACATTATGACTCTGCAATCTCTATCCGTGATTCGTTGAAGGAAAGAAGAATTGCCAAGGAAGAGAATACTGCTGAGGGCAGAAAGAGTCTCATTGAGAAGGCAAGAAGAAAGTTCACTCGATTGAAGAACAGCGAAGAATGGAGTGAGCGGACTGGTGACTTGTGGAATGAGACGGTTGGCAAGTTGCTACATCGTCTGTATGATGCTACAGGAATTGATGTTTTCGATGATACTCCTAATACTGTCTATGAGTATGTTGCTGAAAATGTCGGTCCGTATAGCTTGAATTATGAAGGCAACGATAATTCGAAGGGAGTACAGCAGGAGACAGGTTTGTCTCGTTCTGACTTCGCCAAGTTAGGATGGCTCGCTGCCGAAGGCAAGGGTATGACTATTGATGCCAAAGTACACAGACTTTGGGAGAATAGGCCATCCAACTTGGAGAGTGCGGACACGCAGGAGATAAGAAACGCCTTGATCAGTCTTATTACAAGCGGTCAGACCGCATTCCAGGCGAGAGATTATATCCTGAATCAGCGTATCGAACTTGCAGAGAGTGCGCTGGAGGAGCAACTGAGACAGGAAGAAGATGCGGCCGAAGCTCAGAAGGCTAAGGAGGAGGAAGAAAAGAAAAAGGCTGAGCTGGAGAAGAAAGCAGAGGAGGAGAAGACGAATGAGAACAGAAATACTCCTGAACTTTCCCATGAACAACAAAAAGCTATGGAAGAGGGCGAGAAATTAGGTTTTCCTGCTGTTGACAAGGAAGGCGAACCTATCAATCAGAATGTCATAGAACTTGCTAACTGGGCAAAGGAACAAGGCTTAGAGATAGACCCTACATCTAAGTCGAATAGCTACGCTGATTTGTACGTGATGTGTAAGGAAGGCTTCGGTGTCAGTACGTTGGTTCCTGATGTTGGCGAGGATATTAATCAGGTATTCTATTTCCCTGACAACGTACAAGGTGAGCAATTAGCTAAACTGCAAGAGGAATTTAATGTAGGTCGTGACCTTAAACACTCTGCTGATATGAATAGCGAACTAACAGAAGGTGTTATGTTCTATGATGGAGATACAGCGAGAGAGTTCAGAGATTTTGTTAATGAGAAGGTAAATGAGGAGAGCAAGACTATTGAAGTTCCTGAGGATGCAACGGATGATGCTCCTTTGGGTGAGCAACTTGATGAATCCGACCTTCCTTTCTCTGCTAAGGATAACGGCCAACAACAGACAACATCTGAGCGTGCTGCTGACGTAGAGAAGAACAAGGTGGATGATATGAAGGTCGTTGACAACATCGTGGGGCAGAAGACTCGCAAGGCTTTCGATAGGTTAGCTAAGATGATGGGTGCCAACATTCAGTGGCAGTACTCAGACAAGTTGGGTAACGGCTGGATTCAGGAGACTACGGATGCCGATGGCAACGTGCATCGTACTATCTTCATCACTCTTGACTCTTCTATCACGGAAGGTGCTCAGTTTATCTTCGGCCACGAAATGACTCACCAAATCAAGAACCTGAACCCTGCTGCATACGATGAGTTGACTCAGCTTGTTCTTGATACCTATGGCTCTGATGCCTTCGACAAGGCGGTAGATGAGACCATGCAGAGATATTCTGATGCAGGATTCTCTGGACGTGATAGAGATTACTATGCTGAGGAGGTTGTTGCTGATGCGGTAGGCGAAATGATTCGTGACCTCAACTTGGCTCACACTCTCGCTATGAAGATGTCTCATCCTCTGCTCGCTGCTATACATGAGATATTGCAGAAGATTAAGTTGGCGTTCTATGGCACTGAGTATAGCGATGCGACCAAGAATATCATCCGCTCCATCGAACAAGCCTATGTGAAGACTGCAAAGGGTCTGGTGGAGAACTCTGATACTGGCGAAGATGTTTCATTCTCTCTCCGTCAAAAGCCTGAGCCTAAGAAGAAGGGTGTTGGCTACAAGGTGTTCGTATTGAAGGATGGCAAACTCTATCCGCCAATGGTAGCGAACCCTGATGGTGCTGCTACTCCAGTAGGTGTATGGCTTGATGCTGATGCTGCTCCTATTGCAGGAGAAAGCAAGACTGGCAGACCTCAAGTTAAGCAGGGCGGTAAGGGAACACAAGGCGGTAGCGGTAAGTTAGCCTATAGACCAGGATGGCATCTTGGTGTGGTTCCTTACGCTATCCAGTTTAACCGCAAGGATGCTGAGGGAAACAAGACTCTCTTCCCTAAGAACTTTGTCTTCGCTGAGGTGGAGTATGCTGCTGATGTAGATTATCAGGATGAAGCTCGCCAAGAGGGTATCAATCCTTCGGGCAAGTATCAGCATTCTCTCGCTGGCTTGAAACATCTGCCAACTGATGGATATTATATGTATCGTACCAACCCGAACCCTGAGACTGATCCTTGGGTGATTACTGGTGCGATGAAGGTGAACCGTATCTTGACCAGAGCAGAGCAAGCAGACTTGGTAATCAAGGCTGGACGTGAACCTCAGCAGATTCAGGAGGGTGATATTGTTACTGATGATGTTGTGAACAGCATCAATCAGGAGATAGCTGATGCTCCTAAGTTCTCGTTGAAGGTATATCATGGCAGCGGTGCTGACTTCACAGAGTTTGACTTCGACCACATGGGCGAGGGTGCTGGCTCCCAAGTATTCGGTTGGGGCGGCTATGTTACTTCATCAAAGAAGATTGGTAAGAGCTATGCGAATCTTGTAGATGCTAACGCTCCTTATCAAGATGTAGAATATGTTGGTAATAACGCTCATGAATATACTGATATAGTTGCTGGCTTGTTTAATGGTGGTCAGAGAGATTATGATGATGTTAAGGAGTTCTTGCAGAATGGCTATAATTCCGACAAGGATAATGCTCGGAAGAAACAGATGTTGGAATGGTTTGAAAGTACAAAACCATCTGATTGGAAGTCTGTTAATGATGGAAAACGTAACCTCTATGAAGTGGATATTCCTGATGACAATGGCAGCAACTATCTGGATTGGGAAAATCCTTTGAATGAGGAACAGATAAATGCTATTCGTGATGCTTTGGCTAAGAATGGTGTTGATGTTTCATCTTGGGAAAATAGAGGTTTCAAACTGGATTTGCCTTTTAAAGATGTATATGCAGCAGTTCTTCCAATGATGATGCGTTGTGAGCCAAAGGAAGTAAGCAAGTTCCTCTCTTCTCTTGGTTTTACTGGCATTAAATATCCTGCTGGTACTATCCAAGGTGGCGCAGAGGAAGGCGATACCAACTATGTTATTTTCAAGCCTGAGGATATGAAAATTACTCAGCATACCAAGTTCTCTCTCCGTTTGAAGGCTGCTATTGAGGAAACAGAAACCAATCCATCTGACGCACAGAAGGAGAGTGGCAACTACAAGAAGGGACACATCAAGTTCGGTGGCTACGATTACACAATAGAAAATCCAAAGGGTTCAACTCGTTCAGGCAAGGATGCCGATGGCAAAGAGTGGAAAATAACCATGCACGATACCTATGGCTATATCCGTGGTAAGTTCGGTAAGGATGGCGACCATCTGGATATGTTCATCAACGACAAGGCAGACCTTGATAATTGGAATGGTGATGTGTTTGTCGTTGACCAAGTGAATCCTGATGGCTCATTTGACGAACACAAGGTGATGTACGGATATGACTCTATGGATGATGCAGAAAAGGCTTATCTCGCCAACTATAGCGATGGTTGGCAGGGTCTTGGAAATATTACTGGAGCAAGTAAGGATGAGTTCGATAAGTGGCTTGATACGAGCAATCGTAAGCTAAAGCCGTTTGCTGACTATGCAAAGGTGAAGTTTTCTCATGCGCAGTCTGTTTCTAAACCTCGTTACTCGTTGAAGGACATAAAGCCTATTGGTGTTGGTGCTTTTGGAAATATATACAATCAGTTCCGTGGCAAATCTAAAGCAGCTATAGAGTTCTTGAAGAAACTTGGTAGCGGTGAGGCAACTGCTGCTTTACATCATCATACTATTGGTGATATATCTTTGGTATGGGGAGATAAAAAGGCTGGTCTTGATAAGATTCTAAGAAAGCATCCTGAGGTTGTTGATAATTTGCAGTCTATCATAGATAGTATGGAGGTTGTTCAAGAAAGCGATAATCGTGTCAAGTTGGAATCGCCTACACACTTTGCTGTAGTAAGTAAGGAGTATAAGGGCGAACCAAGAGAACAATGGTTATTGACTGCATACGAAAAAAGAGAATCCTTGGAAAATGACAAGAGTATGGACACTGCCACTTCTTCGTTGGGAGGTGACACAGCTCTCTCCCAATCCAAGGGTTCTGCTGCAAAGATAGACAATTCTTCTGAAACAGCCAAGGAAAATGGCGAAAAGTTTTCATTGAAGGATGAGAAGACTCTTGCAGGAGTTCATAACATTACAGAGGAGAAGCTGAGAAAGGCTATCAAGCAGGGTGGTCTTGCCAATCCGTCTGTGGCAGTTATTGATTCCAGTAAGCAGAACCATGAGGACTATGGTGACATTTCTCTGATATTGCCTTCTGAAAAGGTGGCCAAGAGAACTGGAAAGAACGCTGGCACTTGGCAGGGCGATGCTTGGACGCCTACCTATCCGCAAGTAGAGAGACAGATGAGCAATAATGGGGCTGCAAAAGCATCTAAGGATGTTAGTTCTGTCCCTGGCGATATGTATAACGAGGTAAGAAGAGGACTTGACCGATGGCTGGATGGTGGAGAAGGAAACTCTGCTATGGCTTATATTTTCCTTCACGAAAAGGGTGTGGCACCTGAACCGAAGAAGATTCAGCATAAGTTTAGTGATGACGTATATAACGAGTTGAAGTCTATTACTGCTGGAGACTTCAATATCTATGGTATCGGAAAGGCTGATGCCCAGAAAGTATTGGGTATGTACATTGATGCCAAGTTTGATGGCGATAAGGATTTGTATGAGGAGAAGACCAAGGCTTGGTTGGAAAGAAACAAGTCTATCGTTGATGCTGGTAATAAGGGTGGAATGAGATATACCATTGCCAAAGAGAATGTTGAACTATACGATGAATATGGTTTCAACTATAAGAGTGTGCAGACTTTCGTCCGTGATGTAGAGTATGACCATCGCAAGACAGGTGTTGACATGAATGCCACGCTTAATGATGTTGAAGACTACATTAAGACCAATAACCTGACGGATGAATTCAATACTTGGCTGGAAGGTAAAGAAAAGGAGTATGGTATTAAGGAGGTAATCTTTGATGGCTTCACTCCAAGCGGCAATCGTAGATATGTACCAAACACCTTGGAGAATGTTTCCAAGATAATGAAGAAACAAGGCAGAAATGGTGCAACTGGAATATCGGTATCTTTCCAAAACTTCGCTGCAAGTTTGATGCCTTCTTATGGAACATTGAAGGATATTCGCTCCAAGAAAGGCTTGTTGACTTCTGATCATGAGGATTTAGATAAGTTCAACGAAAAGTGGTCTAAAGTATTCTTTGAACTTGGCATGAAGTGCCAGCCTGATGCAACTGGAACTTTTGATGATTATGGTTTGGCAAGGCTCTCTGAGGCGGCAAAGACAAGTGATCCACAAGCCTATTTGAAGAAGGAGTACAATGTGGACTTCTCAGATGGGGATACGAAACGTTTGAAGGAAATGGTTAAGGCTATCAAGGAAGAGTCCCCAGCCATGTACTTTGAAACAAAGTTTGAACGTCCTGTTGGCTTTAACGAGTTCTCTTCTGCTGTGGTCCCAACAACGGCAAGTGACGAGGTTAAGCAGGCTTTGCAGAATGCTGGTGTTCAGATTTACGAGTACGATAAGGAGAAGGAAGGAGACCGCAGTCGTGCCTTCAATGAAGCTATCAACGGTAGTGACAATATTCGTTTCTCTCTGAAATCAATGATGGAGAAACCTGAGGGATGGAAACAAGCCAACAAGAAGGCTATACATATTGCAGAAGCTATAGAGCGTGACCCTAAGTTCTCCTTGAAGAACCTTGATGGCACTCTCATTAAGGCAGGAACCTATTTCAGTGGTGGTGGTCTTGTTGAGGAAGGCTTGAAGGGTATCATCGACCCAGTGGTGGCAGTGGAGTATGACGAGAAGATAAGCGGTGTATATCGCAATAACTTCGGGCAGCACATCGTTACTGCTGATGTTCGTGATGTTGACCCTAAGGAGTTGGTGAAGCAGATAGATGGCGAGGTGGAGTACTTCCATGCCAGCCCAGTCTGCAAGAACTACTCTCAGGCGAAGAGTAACCATGCAGAGGTGGAACTTGACAAGGAGACTGCTGCAAGTACTGCCGAGTTTATCAATGCTATTAAGCCAAAGGTGGTGACCATTGAAAACGTGAAGGGATATAAGGATTCGGAAGCGATGAAGATTATCACGGATGCCCTGGATGCCAACGGTTATACTTGGGATGCAGATGTGTATAATGCTGCTGACTATGGCGGCTACACCAACCGAGAGAGGTTGATTGTCCGTGCGGTTCGTGATGGTAAACTCCCTGAAAAGCCAAAGAAGATGGCACACAAGAGCGGATGGTATGAAGCTGTGGCTGATATTATCCCGACCCTGACCGAGAAGAAGAATGGTGTGGCTCCTTGGATGGATATTCGCTTGAAGGCTGATGGTATTGACTGGAGAAACATTGACAAGCCATTGTATGTGATGGGTAGTGCTTATGCTGATGGCAAGATTCCTCATGCTTTTGCTGACGAACTCCTGCCAACACTCAGAACCAAGAGTGGTGATGTGATTGTTATGCCTGATGGCAAGGTATATCGTGCTATGGGCAGAGTGCTCGCAAGAGTATCAGGAGTGAGCGATGATTACAAGATGCCATTCTCCGAGAACCTGAGCCATACCATCATCGGTAATGGAATACCTACCCAGTTGACGGAACATGTGATTGCTCCTCTTTTGCAGAACACCTTGCGCCCAACTACTCCTGATGATGGTAATACCAAGTTCTCTCTCCGTGGCTCCACACCTTACGACAAGCAGATGGAAGAGTGGATGGAGAAGAACCATTTAGAAAAGGGTGCTGTTCCTATGGAAAAACCTGTCATGAAGGAAGGTGAGAACATTTTTGATTATGCCAACAGAATGGTAGAGTGGACTCGCAATCAGAACTTGTGGAAGACCGCTCCTAAGCAGACTGGATTCCAAGATGCACTCGACAAGTGGAAGGCTGACAATGGTCTTTCTCCTGATGCTTATCCACCTGTCCGTCCTCATCGTGAAAACTATTCAACAGAAATCGGTTATACAGAAGACTTGGAGGAGTACAACAAGAAGAAAGAACTCTGGAAGTCTGCTCCAAAGCCAAAGGACTTTGATTTGTCCGTTGACTTGGAGGATATGAACAAGCAGCTTCGTAATATCAGAAGAGCGGTTCTGAATCAGAAGAACTATGACCAGAGAACGGTTAAGGCGGTATCTGACCTTGTAAGAAAGATGCTCAACATTGGATGGGGTGACGGATTGAGCAGGGGTAAGGTAGGCAACCTTCTCTCTGCTGCCAAGAATGCCACTGGAGCCAATGACGTGAAGAAGTATCTCGACAAGGCTATGGGAATCCTTGCTGAAAACTATCTCAACCGTCTCTCTACTGCCTACGACAACCTTATCAATACCAGGGGTGCAAGGGCAGACCAGAGCGGTGTGATTAAGATGGGTTCTCTTGATGCCAAGGGTCAGGCTTTCATGAGCGAGTATAAGAAGGCTATCAATATGGATGATAGCTCTCTGAATACCTATATAGCAAACATTGAGGAAGATTCTGCCAAGAATGAAGATAATGTGGAAATGAATGACTACAGACTGGCTGGTATTCAAGCTGCCATCATGTATAAGCAGCAGATTGGCGGCAATGATGCCGATATTTCCGAGTTGAAGAGACAGATTGGTGAGTTGAAGAATAAGAAGGATGCTACCAAGGAAGACAAGGATTTGTTGAAGTCCTTGGAAAAGAAACTCTTTGAGAATAAGTTTGACCGCATCACCATGTACGAGAATCTTCTGAATAATATTCAGAGAATGGTGAAGGAGAGTAAGGGTAGGGCAAAGGAGTTCCGAGAGGAGATTACTGAGCACAAGAATGAAATCCTGCATCGTGCCAACTTGGATTTGGAAGGTGTGGATTCTGCCTATTATGATACCACAACTGCCAAGAAGAAGTTTGTGAATAATCCTATTCTCCGTTTCGTCATGTCTTCAACATACACATTTGAGCAGTTCTTGAAGTTCTTTGGCAGACATCATGCAAATGGTGAAGGCTATCTCTACAACTACTTTATGTCTGAATGGCAGGATGCAGCAGACGAACAGCAGTTGTATAATGAAATGAACCGCAATGCCCTTGATGAGAAGACCAAGGAGTTGTTCGGCAAGAAGAACTTCACAAAACTGGTAGGTATTGATGGCAAGGGTATGAAGGAAATGGACGTTGAGGTTACTGACTACTCCAACAAGGAGACTGGTAAGCGAACCATCCATCTGAAACAAGGTCAGATGCTCTATATCTATCTGGTCAATAAGGAGACTGATGGAGAAATGAAACTCCGTGCTATGGGTATCACAGAGGAAAAAGTGGCTGAAATCGAGGAAAATCTTGACCCAAGAGTGAAGGCTATTGGTGAGTGGTTGCAGGATGAATATCTTCCTGAATGTCAGAGAAGATACCAAGCTACCCATACCAAGTACTTCGGTGCTCCTATGAAGGAGGTGGAGAACTATTTCCCTCTTGCCATCAATAACCGGGCAAGAAATATCAGGGAAGATTTGAATCAAGATACTGATGCAATAAGTCGATTGGCTGGTACTTCTACTGGTGCTATTATTACACGAAGGGTGAACGTAATTCCTCTTGATATAGAGAATGCCGATGCTTTTGCGGTTGCCTTCAACCATCTGGATGAAATGGAAGAGTGGTCTGCTTACTTGCCATTTATACAAGATGTCAACACCTTACTCTCTTCTACTCATTTCAGAAATCAGGTAATGAACATGTCTTCTGCTGCCTACGGAAGTGGTAAAACCTTATGGGAGGAGTTTAAGAAAGTGGCTCAGATTGCTGCTGGAACATACAAGCCAAAGGTTGACAATGGTATGATGGATAGCAAGATTGCTGCTGTTGTCGGTGGTATTGCTACCGCAAAGATTTCAGGTCGTTTGTGGACTGCCTTTAAACAAACTCAGTCTGCAACCACGTTCCTTACTGAATGTGACCCAGCTAGATTCTTGTGGTATGGTGTTAACCCATACGGCTCATGGCATTGGGCTTATGATAACCTTCCATTGTTCCGTAAGCGTGTAGAGCAGTTGACTGCTGGTGATGTAAAGGTAAGACAATTCTTGGATGAGTTAGAGAAATACCATGACTGGACAAAGACTATTGCAAAGGTTGGTATGTCTCCTAATATACTTGTTGACTCTGTAACTTGTGCGGTTGGTGCTCGTTCCGTTTATGAGACTGAATTGAATAAACTGACCAAGTTGGGCTATTCAAAAGATAAGGCAGAGGAGAAGGCTATACAAAAGGCATCGCTTTCATACAATAAGACTCAGCAATCGTCTGAGGGTGCTTTCTTATCTCCAATGCAGGTTGATAGAACATACGTATCTGCTGCTTTGTCGCTCTATAAAAATGCTAACTATGCTTATGGTAGAAAGAAGATTGAAGCAATTAGAGGTATAGCCAAGACGTATAGATTCTGGGGTGAACATAAAAATGCCATGATTGGTTCAATGACAAGACAGATTATGGATGAGGATGGTCTTGATGAAAATGTTGCTAATGCTATCGCAAAAAGAGCATATACAAGAACATTTTGGTATAATATAGGTACGCTCCTGAATTACATGACTATCGTTCCGATTTCTTGGGCTGCATACAAGGTGCTTCTATATCTCCTGAATGGTGATGATGATGACAAGAAAAAGAAGATGATTGAGGAAGCGTGCTTAAAAGGATTTGCTACCACAACATTTGATGATTATGTGATTCCGTTTGCTTCAAATGTCCTGAATGCAGGATTGAACATAGAAGATGGCAAGATAGGTTTTGATACTGATGTTTTCAAGTATCAGAATTTATATATCAACCCAGCTACATCTGACTTGTCGAATATCTATTCTATGATAGGTAATCAGAAATGGTGGTCTGCTGGCAACAAATTCGGTATGCTTGGCATTCAGATGCTCGTAGGATTCAATCCTGAGACCATAGGAGCACTCTATCAGGCTTACGATGAGTTTGATAAGGATAGCGGTAATATGCCATTGGAGATTAAACTTGCCGTATTGAAGTCTATAAGTGCCCCTGAGGAGAGTATAAGAGGTCTCTATATGGATGAACTCGGTCTTGATAATGAGGATAGAACCAAGGTTCCATTGTCGGTACTGGAGCAGAGATATGCCGAGAGACAGATTAATCGTGACAACCTTCTGTCTCAGATTGCCATGCCGAAGGAAACTTTTGATGGCTATGTTGAAAAGTACAAAAAGTCTTTCGAGAAGAAGATTCAGGATAAGATGGATAAGATGGATGCTTACGACCAGAGGAAGTTTGATGCTATCTTTGATACTACTACAGACCCTGCATTGAAGGGTATGATGGAAAAGAAACGTACCAAGGATGCCAATGCTGCTGCTGACGAGCAGATAGCAAAGGAAGGTCTGAATCAAGAGAAGAAGGGTAAGGAGCCTAGCGAAGAAGCTTACGATGCAGTAAAGATGTCTATTGATGTGGCGGAAGATAATGCTATCAGTACCTACAATAAGGTGCTCAACAAGCGATACGCTGCCCTGAATGATGAGTACAACAATCAGACAGATGCAATGAAGTACATCTTTATGAGTAAGCATCCAAACTTCAAGGCATACAAGGATTTGGAATCTGAATATACCACGTATGGCAAGAAGATGAAGGAGTTGAAGGAAAAACTGGTTTCTGCTGACGGATATGATGCCAAGCAGACAATCCTGAAACAGATACGTGCCGAAAGAGAGAAGTTCAGTGAACTGCAATCCAAGGTAAGATAAAACAAAAAAGGGGAGTAAGCGCAATGCCTACTCCCTTTTTTTCTTACTTGTCTTCATCTTCTCCCCAACCTTCTGGGAAGGTAACTTCAACATTTGGTTTTAGAACCTCGAAGGCTCTTCTTAACTCCAGCATTACCTCGATGGCTCTCCGAACCGTAGGGTAGTCTGTCCAACTTTGCAGGGGAGTAACGGCTAACTATATGGCTGCATCGTTAATCTCGTTGCACACTTCGTCAACGTCTCCAAATGTTGACTCTACCATCTTCCAAAGAAGATTTAAATCCTTTTTCTGTTCCATATTGTGGTAGAAACTATAAAGGGACAGACTTACCTTTTGTTCAACGCACTCTACCACAACATGCGCCCATGCACCATTACAGTACACGGAAAGGAGTCTGCCCCTAATATCCTATGCCTAGACAGCAGTTTGAACGTCTGCCATCATCAGCGATTCCATACAAATTACATTTTACTTTGTGGTAGAAAATGCTTTTTATTTTGAACGAAGCAAAAGTACTCATAAAATCTCAAAGTGCCAAACATCGTAATAAGTTTAACACTAGTTTAACACTCGTGGCTAACCAGAAGGCGAAGACTGAGAAGTAATACATATATGCTATCCCTGAAGGTTCTTGGCTTTCGGGGGATATTTGCTTTCATTCTGAAAATTTTCGTTTCTTTAATTTGGATAAAACTTTCAATCTGTTAGTATTTGCAAAGTTTAATATTTAAAGTTTTATATAAATCAATATATTCCATTCCTTTTTATTAGATTTGCCAAATCTAAGAACGTTCATAAATTCTATAATTTAATAATTCTCAATCAAAAATAAACTAAAAATGAAGGCTTATGAAACAAGATGATGATGACCAACGGGTCAGAAAATTGATAGGAGAGATAACTAAACTTCTCCCTGAACGCAGTAAAATAAAAACAGATTTACTTTACTTTAAGTATGCACCAATCTTGGTCATGCTTATCAGATGGTATGGTATATCTCAATTCTATGACAACAATATGGAGATTACACTATGGTACGAAGAGAACGAAGAACCCGTCTGGTTCTTCTATTTCATCACTTATATCCTTTACCCTATTTCCCTTTGGAAAGGGCAGGTGTTACACAGATTGTGTGTAGAATGGCGAATACCTATCTTGTATATTGCAGGAGTCAATGTGATACACATCATGTTCGGTTCTATTGTTGTCACAAACGATATGTATTATTGTGATATGTTCCTGATTACACTCATTCTAATTCTATATGCTTATGTCGCAATTAGTAAATTACAGAATCATAGAGGCAGGACTTCGTGTTCTTGCTGATAAAGCGCATGAATCAGCAGTAGCGCAAGAAGAAGGCAAACCAATACCTTGTGGTCTGTCAGAAGGGGACTTGGAACTGGTAGCACTCCTTACTGCCATGATGAATGATACGCAAGCCAATAAGGGTTGGTGTGCCCACGAAATGGGTAAGTCTATCTCGTCATTCGAGAAGTATGTTCACGATGGCAAGATACCAGAAGGCATCCATGACCAGTTCGGGCATGAGAAAAAATGGAATAAATCCCTTATCCGATTCTTTGCTAATAAGAAGGCTTTCTTCCGTAAGCAAGCAAAGAAGTATGGCATAAATATTTAGGAATAGCTAAACTGATATATAGGAGAAACTAAATAGCCTCTCCTAAACTCTTATGACCTTTTCCGTAATCACAAATCGCTGCTATTCAAATACTTAAACAACCTTTTACGAGTTTATCTATCTCTATCCATATTATTCGTATCTTTGTGCTCGTAACGTTACGTAGTATTAATCAATTAATGTTTAACAAAAGATTCAGGATAATATGGAAAGTAAAACGTATGTATTCGGAAATGAAGGCTCCACATCTAACAATGGGATGCTCGGTCTTCTTGCACCTCTGCTCCAGAAGCAGGGTATTGATCCAAATGTCCTCCTTGCCATGAAGGGAAACAATGGTTTCGGTGGCGAAGGTGGATGGTTCATGTGGGTAATCTTCCTTTTCTTCCTCATGGGCTGGGGAGGCGGCTGGGGAGGTTTCGGCAATAACGGTCGTGGTGGTCTCGCCAACGAGATTAACAATGACTATGGTCGTGGTCTCCTGATGGATGCCATCGGTGGCAACCGCAATGCACTCAGCAATTTGGCTACCCAGTTGAACTGCACCGAAGGTCAGATTCAGAGTGCTATTTCTGCCCTGACCTCTCAGGTTCAGAATGTAGGTAATCAGGTAGGTATGAGCGGTATGCAGACTATCAATGCCTTGCAGCAGGGTAATATGCAGATTGCTCAGCAGATTGCAAACTGCTGCTGCGAGAACCGCTTGGCTATCTGTCAGCAGACTGGAACCTTGCAGAATGCCATCAACAGCGTGGCAGTAGGTCAGGAGCGTACAGCTTCCTCTCTCGCTTATGCTACTCAGCAGCAGACTTGTGACTTGCACAACGCTATCAAGGAAAGCACTCAGACTATCGTTGATGGTCAGAAGCAAGCCGAGATGCGTGAGATGCAGAACAAGATTGACTCTCTGCGTGAGGAGAACAGCACCTTCAAGTCTTCTGCAATGACCTCTCAGATTGTAGGTCAGGCGGTGGCTCCTATCAATGCGGTATTGGCTGGTTTGCAGAACGAGGTGGCTGGTATCAAGTGTAAGTTGCCTGAGACCGTGACTACTCCTTACAGTCCATTTACTGCGGTTCCTAACTGCGTGGCTTATCAGTATGGTTTGAACGCTGCTAACAATGCAGGGTTCTGGGGTTAATTGGAAAGGAGGCTGCTATGCTTTGGTTAAGACCATTTACATGGGTGAATCGTAACGGCTCGGCGGCTATCGCTTCTACTGGTGTAAAGGTGAATACTACCGATGTGGTGTTCACCTTCAAAAACCACGCTTTCGTGAATGCCAACTACAGGGGTACGATTTTCGTAAACCTGATGCAGGCTATTCCGACTGGAACGACTGGTACGCTGCCTATCCTTTTCGAAACCAACGGAGCGACACAAGCTGTGAGCAAGTTCAATGGCGCACCATTGACGGTTGCAGATGTGCCTGGTACTGGAGTAGTTCAACTCTGGTTTGAGAGAGACACTAACACCCTTCAACTTATGACGGGTATTGTTTAACAAGAATAGATAATAGGAGATTACATTATGTTTCAAGGTTTAAGAACTAATTCCTTATTTTATGTTCTCGACAAGGGCGAAAACCCGAATTTACGAATCGGTCAGGTGGTTTCGGTAAGCAATCCTCAGACGAAATACCCTACCTTTAACAACGGCTTTACTCCTCAGCCTATGGAGACTGTGGTTGATGTGAAGGTGAAGCTGGGTGACGAGGAAGTGGATTTCAAGCAATTGCCAGCAAACGGACAGATAGCCAACGACAAGAATCTTGTGGTTAGCGACAATAAGGATGCCATGAGTGCAGAGGTGGATACTATGCTGAGACAATCCAAGGCGATACTGGAGAGCGTAGATTACAACAAGAGGGTAGTAGAATCTTGTGAAGGAATGCTACAGCAACTCAACCCACAGATAGCCAAGGAGAAGGAACAGACCGAGAAAATCAACAAACTGGAAGGTAAGGTTTCAGGCATTGAGGGCAAGATTGACAAGATGATGGGATGGCTCCAGCAGACCATGAGCAAGTAATCTCCTACCTATCTATTCATTTTAATATCTTATGATTATGGTAATGATTGAGATTACAGAAGATAAGTTCGATGATTTGTATGACAACATCGAGTCTATGCTTGGTTTTGGCAGCAAGGCTATGTCTTGTCTGAAAAAGATGAAGCAGGAGCGTATGGGTGAACGTATGCCTGATTATCGTGACGATTGGAGAAGAGAACGTGAGGAGCGTGAAGAGCGTGAGAACAGACGTAGATTCAATAACGTCAACGATGATTGGAACTACCCGAACCGCTATGGTGAAAGAGGTGGTGGCGGCTACAATGGTGGCGGTCGCTAATGTTTAACTTGGGAGTTTTGGTAGTGACATTTATGTCGGAACCAGACTCCCTTTAATATTCAGCAATATGGGAAAATGCAGAATGCCATTGGATATGTATGACATTAAGCCTGAGGGAATGGTTTCTTATCTCAGATACAATGGCTATCATTTCAGCAAGAAGATGTGCGAGTGGGCGGTAAGCCTGATGTATAAGTACGACCCTTCCTCCAAGCGTGATGTAAGTATCTCGTTTTGGGATAAGGAGAAGGTGGATGCCTTGTTGCTTGGTCAGGGAGTAGAGGTGAAGAATAAGATAGGCTACGACCATGTATATGTGGCGAATATGGCGAGGGCAGACTTCTACAAGTCTTCCATCAAGGATGAGGAGCAGTTAGCTCAGTTTATCAAGGATATGGTTGATGATGCCGACCAGAAGGACGGTTTTATCTTTAACAGATTCTATGCCGACTGCTGCCATAACGGTGTACCTATTCCATGGGAAGATGTACTATGATCAGGAGAGCAATACAACTTCCGAAGTACGATTGGAGCATAGTATGTTTCATAGGTTATCAGCCAGATGATGCCGATGAGATATGCCATGCTCTTTCTGATATAGGCTGCAACGGAAATCCGCTATCAGAAGCATACGAGCATCTGTCTTTATCGAGTGGAGATAGGGGACTTACCTATTCCAATCTATCAGGAAGAAGGAGTGTGCTTGCCATTGGGAAATGTGAAGCTGATAGCAGCATCATCAATACTATCGGGCATGAGCTTCTTCATGTGGTAGCACATATCTGTGAGCAGGATGGGATAGATATGATGAGCGAGGAGCCGTGTTATATCATGGGCAGCCTTTGCGAGCAGTTCTTCCAGGCAGTGCAACAATAAAAAAGATAGGTAAAATTTAATCTACCTATCTTTTTGTCTGTAAAGCGGTTTACTATTATTGCCACAACAAAATATGAAAAACAGAACCTACTATTATCACAAAAGAGTATCTAATAATATCTTCCCACTCAAACTTTGCCAAGTGATAGTGTTTGTACTGGTAATATTCCCTTACCACCATGATAGGCAAGGCAAGCAAACCTACCAATATACTGACAAGTAGCCAACAAGCAAGGCCAATCCAGTCTCGCTTGTTTAATTTTAACACATTCTTCATAACGCACATGCCCAATAAGTAATATACACGTCAAGAAATCCTGCTACCTCTGCCATGTACCAGACAGGCTTACACTCGCCATCATCTTCCGAATAGCCCACAAGCAACAGATAGATAAATGCAAGAATCGCTGTAGGCACCCAGCACACAGACAGACACCAGCCAACGCACCCTGCCGCAGCTACAATAGCCCCTCCTTTATGAATAGGGTAGGCATCGGCATCAAGATAATTTGGTGCAGCACCAACGAACATCAGTCCTCCACAGCCGATAAAGGCGAGGCATTGAACACCCTTGCCTGTGTCGAGCAAAGGAATGAGCATCGATATTGCACACGTAACCATAACGGCCGTGAATACCCATCCATAGTTCCGCTTGCGCTTATCGCCAATTACCTCGCTGCCCGTGCAATCCTGTAGCTGGTAATACACGTCACTCACCATTGCAGGAACACCAAACCTCATTGCTGCAAGAAGCAGAAACCCTCCAAGTAAGAGGAAAGAAATAACACTCAGTATATACATAGTCTTATTATTTTAGTTGTTAAACTACTATCATTTTGCTGACATCGGCAATATGATCCTACACACTCATCTCAAGCATCTTCGGGTAGCCTTTCTTGTAATCGTAAGCCTCTACCTCCTCAATGGTTGTCAGCTCACTTACAACCGCCTTGTGGCTTGCCGTAACGTTAAAGCACTCCAGGGCGTACATCTCAAGCACTGAGAGCAACTGAATAGCCTTGTCACAATCCACCACCAGTTTGATGCCTTTAAGCCACAGAGTTGTCGTTTGCTGTCCTGCCGCCTTGGCGATAGTGGTGGAGTTCATCAATCCCACACGAGTCGCCTTGTCAAGCCAAACAAGTAGTCCGTTCAGTATAAAGCCGTTCACCGATGATGAGGTATCGTAGGCTGTAATTTCAGCTATCTTCTCGACCTTTGCCTGTTCAAGCTTCTCTGACTCCGTAGGTACAGGCTCTTGATATTCCTTGTAGCCTGCCTGTCGCAGCATATCCTCTGTTGGGTTACACACCACGCATCCGTTTAACTCTATGGTGTCGGATGCAAAGACACCATTCTTAATCCATTTCTTTGTCATACTTTATTTAATTCATTATTTAATTGTTATTAACTTTTTGTAAATTCTATTTCATTAGAACTTGTATAGAACTTATTCTCAACTTTGTCTAATAGCCCTATCTTACCGTCGCTTCTGCGGCGAACAGGAATAAAGTCTCTAAGAAGCTTATTACCATTATAGATTCTTACATAGTAAACAAAGCCATAACAAAACTTTTCATATAAGAAGAACAACTTTATCGTTCTGTTAGTAAAATAACTCTTTCTTCCTGCCTTAGGTGAAATAAGGTAATTATCATCCAATTTAGCCCAAAATTCATTTTCTCCGATTCCGTTTTGAAACTTGTATTCATGTGGCTCTGTTAGCAGCGTCTTGTAAAGATTGATATTTTCGTAAACAGCACCGCAACCTTGAATAAAAGTATTAGTTGTTTCGCTTCCATTTTTTCCACTATAAAATCTATCTTTATCTCCAGTAGCCAAACTACTTGACATAAAACGGAATGACCAAGGCACAAAAGAAGGAGCCGAGAATTTAATATGAAAGATATAATTTCCTTCAGGGAAACCAGTATCAACATATCCACCATTAGTATATAAGCAATCCAAAATTTCATATTTTGTTTTGAATAACAGTTTTCTTCTTAAAGTTCTCATACACTTTCCTCCTCTGTATTAAGTCTCCACTCTTGACAAAGGCCATAGTACTTGCCACCTGTATATCTGATATTAAATTCGTAATGGGTATTTACATTTACGTTTGGCGTTTCTCCCCAAATTACGTTTGATGGAAAAGTTATCGTTGGTGCAGTAACTCCTGTGTCAAAGCTACCTTGATACTCGTTGGTTATTGTAGTATCTGTTGGTGGTGTTAATGCAAGAGTGAGAGATTCTCCAATAGCTATATTATAAACCTTATTTGGTTCAAGTGTAACAGTATCACCACTTACGGGAACTTCTATGTTAGGTAACTTAACTAAATCGGTATATTTATTAACCTCTACCATAGCTACTTCCTTGCAGCTTTCTACTACTTTGTCCTGCAAAGTTTTTAGCTGCTCTGGGGTAAAGTCGTCATAGGTAAAAGCGTCTCCCTTATCACCAATATCTCCCTTTTCGCCTTTTATATTCTTAAAGTTGAAAGAAAGTTTTTGCTTGTTGTTTTCTACAGATTGATTTATCTCTACAGAAGGAGTTCCTACAGCATTATCTACACTTCCCTCAGCAGTAATATTGAGGTCTAAAGTTTTCTTAACTCCTGTTCTGTCTGTTACCTCAAAGATATTTCCTTCCGTGATAGTTGCATTGACTTTCTCTGCGCCAGTAGTAGCTTTATTAGTATTATCGGCAGCGGTATTAGCAGCGTTGATGGATGCAGTAAGGGCATTGAGGTCTATCTTGTCAAGTTTACCCTTGTCGGAAGGTGACATAAAGCCAGCACTACCAGGAGATATAAAAGGCTTGCTTTTTTCGCTGTCACTTAACTCGGAGTTAGAACGTGATGTGTTTGTTGGTGCTGTGGCTTTAGGGACAACAAGATATTGGTGTGAACCATCGGCAAACTCAATTCTGATAGCTGTTTCAGATGGTGTGTCATCATCGCCATTCCATGCATCATCCCAAACTGGATCGTAAAATTTCAACTTAGCCACAGCCCCAGCCTTTTTGACATACTCTTGAAGGTCGAAGGTAGGAACGAAGTCACCAAGTTTCTCCCATTTTGTTGCATCAACATCTCCAGCTAAATCGCCTGCGTCTGTCAGGTCACCTGTGTAGATGTATTCTGCGTATTTATTGTTATCGCCATCCTTGTTGCCCTTGAGGATATAGATATGTTTTTTGATGTTGCGAATATCAGTAGGGAGTTCTGTTACAACCTCAAAGAAGGTGGTGTCAAGGTTGCCCAACTGAGAGAGAGGGACATTACCGCCAGCATCAAGCGAGGCAATACCATTCGCTTTGCCTTTTGTGTTTGTAATTCCTTCCGCTGCTGCGTTTATCTTATCTCTGATACCAGAAAGAACCAATGCAAGTCCCTCTGCGTCAAGATAACTGTTATATGTTTCGTTACTCATATTTATAGCTATTTAAATTAACCAAATGCTACTAAAAAACACTGCTGAATTTCACCGCTATTCAAAGGCTTGGCTACTCCTCCATTGTTATTAAGGAGACCAAGATTTGAACGGTCGTGGGTTTTGAAGCCTGCTGCCTCTACATTACCATAGAAAGAAGTGTCTCTCCAAATAGTTACCCATTGGGGAACAGATACACCTTGATCTTCGTCGTCATTAGCACCTATTGTAACTTCAGCATTTCTTAGATTAATAAAAACAGGAGAACTACTGTTTGACTCAATACTATTGACTCTATCTATACTATTACCACCCATATCAAGAGTATTCTTCATGCTGTTGCCTCCATCCAGCCTGAGATATTCGTTTTTGAGTTTATCCCAAACAGCCTGAGCAATCTGCTCAATCTCTATCTTATCCGTGGTATTCACCTTTCCATCAAGGGACTCTTTGATGGATTTACCAGTCTCTTCGTCCTTGATATACCTCGAATATGTCAGAGTCTCGTCTTTGCGTCCGCTAACAAGGATGCTGTTGTACTTTTTACTTTCTGCCATATTATTCTTTAAGTTTAATTTGATATTCATTATCATCACCAGCTACCAGTTCGTCTGACCAGTAGTAGTAGAGGTCTCCCAATTTGGTGGTATTCAAAGAAGCCTCAAAACCACATTGGCTAAAGACAAGTGGCTGTCGGCTTGCGAACCAGATGTATGGTTTTTCTTCCGTTGTTGCGATGGTTAGAGTCTGTCCGACAAGTGTACCTTCGTACATTGTGAGGTCTGACATGTTCAACTCGCCCATATTCTTGGCTGCTGATGCGCCATAATAGCTTGCCTTTACAGTTCCGCTTGCCGTGATGGTAACATAACCCGATACGGCAGGAATGAATACCTTATGAGTCGTACTATTGTAATATTCAACAGTAACGTCCTTTCCGTCCATAATAATCTTCACCTGACCGATACTAAAACCTTCGATTGGTAGGAACTCAGCCTCCAACTTCTTGCCGTTTTTGACAGTTCCGTTGATCACAAAATTCTCCTGATTTTCCACCATTTGAGTTTCGTCATTGATGGTGTAGCTGAACTTAGCGTTATCAACGATGAACGATACCGGGCAAGTTGACTGATTGCTGGTCACGATGTAGTAACGAAGATTGAATAAGCCAGTATGCTCACCTTCTGTAACACCGATAGGAACATTGCTCATAGAGTTGTGCTCAACGATTCTCAGAAGGTTGCGCTCAATGCTGACCATTTCGCTACCATCATACTTCCATGACACCCTGACGTTGTAATTACCGCAATCAAGGGAAGAAGGAATGTCGCATATCAGTACATTCCCTTGGATTCCTGCCACTTGTACTGGAATGGAAATCGTATCGCAGCAAAAACCCGACAACTCAACCCTGATGTCGGTAGCCAGACTCATATCAAAGTCAACGAGTCGCTGGAACTCTTTCGATACGTCCATCTTCCGCACCAAGATGTGCAGTTTAAAACTATTACCTTTAACTATTTTATAAATCATATACGTATATTATTAATATATAAGCAAAGATAGGCAGAATTCAATCTACCTATCTCTTATCCGTTAACCTTACTAAATCAAGCCTTTCCATCTGAGGAACTTGCGCTTGCGGCTCTCCTTACCCTTCTTGCTCTTGCAGTTGGTGTGATAGACACAATCTCGGAACAGGTCCCTGACCATCATGTCGTTGTCAACCAGTTTTGTTCTCTTGAACGTCTCGAAGAGAGAGCGGTTCATGATCATCAGATTACCCTTCTGCGTAGGAAGAACATAGAAGATTTCGCCATTGTTCTTCTTGGATGCGTAGTCAGCCTTAGCCGTAGCTTGGCGGTACATGATTTCGCACTTGATGCGCTTGAAAATCTTTGTTACTTTCATAATCGTAATTATTAATTGTTTGAAACTATATGATGGTCGCTGCCGAAACAGAAACCTTTCTTGTCATTACTCTTGCCTTATACTCTATCATCTTAGGCATTTCCATTTCATTGAAACAGATGTGGAGTCCGATGGCCCTCGTCATGAGCAAATCATCGTGCTTACCGTCTGCCGCCTCATACACCGTTCCATTCTTCTCGTAGGTGAGATATTCATCCAGGCATCTATCGTCACGCTCCACATAGAGTTGTTCACGGATAACCTGAACCAACACGGAGATAACCATTGGCTTGGTTGCCACATTGGTATGGAATCCGTACTTCACTGGAACCTTATTCTTGATGTCCGACTCGCTCTGCTTGCGAGCATAGAGGTTGTCATATACACCCTTGATTTGATTCAGGATGAACTCAGACTGGTCGCCACCTTCCAAGATATGCTCCTTGTCTTTCGTCTCCAAGGTGTTGGACTCAATGACCAAAAGAGCATCGTTGTAGTATTTGGCTATCTGAGCCGCCTTCCACGCCAGCAAGTCCATATCAATGTGGCCATACCATTGCGCTACCACATACGGCTTGCCGCCTTCCATCATCCAATAGCGGTCGAATACACAGATAACAGACCAGTCGGCATTCTTGCTACGTCCACCAATATCCACAACAACCAGATAGCGGTTGATCACCTTGCAATCATCAAAGGTTTCAGGTTTGCTCCATATCCACAACTGACCCTGCTTATCCTCACAGAATCGGACATTCTGCATACACTTCTTACCCTTATATCCGTCACCATAAACATCACCGATGAACTTAGGCGCACGGCATCCCTTGCGGAACTTGTCAACCTTGTCTTCGGCAAACACCTTGGCACCTGAATGTTTGAATGCCTCAATATCATCAGTAGGGTAGCCAGCAGCCATATCGGCATGGTCGGTGAACTTCTTACGCTCGGCAATATACCAGTTGATGGCTTCGAGAGGAGCACCCAGCGTCCACAGCTTCCAAAGATAGGTGCCAGGCTCTTCTCGGTCGGACATCGTGTTGGTATTATTGCGGTTCTCGTATAGCCACTTAGCAAACTCCGTCTTCTGTTTCTTGCTCTCAAATTCAAGATGATACATATCGTATATCTCGTACCAGGGAACAAAGAATGGCTCAAACTGAGACTCACCCTTGACTGCTGCAAGCCACTCCTTGTGGAAGAAGTTGCCAGTACCATTGGCGGTGGATTCATAGGCAATCATCGTGTATGGTCGGTACAAGATACCATTGGTAGCATTCTGCACCACCTCCTCAGGGGATTTACCATCCGTCTTTTTCCACAAACCCACCTCGGAAAGGTGAACCAAGTTGTAGTCTTCACCATTGGCAGACAGCGGTCGTTCCATGGAACCCACCTTGATCTTGCAGAATCGCTGAGGAACCTTCTTAACATTGCCCGATGTTCCCACACCCACAAACTTCGGCTCGTTCTCAGAGAACGCCTCACCCATATCGTAGAGGAACTTGGTAGGGAAGTTTTTCAGAGCTTCCTCGAACATACCACGGATAGTTTCAGCCGTGTCCTTGACCTGAGCCACGATGAGCGAGTTGAGGCCCTTCTGCCACATGAGTTGCAGCCAGAGGAAGTACATCTGAATAACCGTAGAGCCACCCCACTGTCTTGCTTTCAGCAGGATAAGACGGATAGGTCGATTCTTCTTTCTTCGTTCCTCCAGCCATCTGAGCAATCTTCGCTGCGGTCTTCTGAGCACAAAACGGAAGGGGAGACCTCCACCTTTTGGTTTGATATAGATAAACGTGGCAAAGAAGAAGAAAGGGTCATGTTTCATCCTGATGCGAGTAAACTGCTCCACCAGTTGCTCCATTTCTTCCTCTATATTGTATGGCTCGTCTATATCCTTATGTAGTTCCTCAATTACCGCCTTGCAGCTACCGAACTCGATGAGCATCTTAACGAGCGGAATCTTCTTCATCGAGACAGGAAGCTGTTGGCATTGAATCGGGAAATCAGGAAGAACAAGCGCAAATCGCTTGTCTCCACAACCTTCACCCTTGATGGGATTGAATGGTGTGTTGATTTTCTTTATTCGTTTCTCGTTCTCTTTCAGGATGCTCAATACGTGTTTATCGAGTGCATCAGTCAGTTTTGCGGTTACTTGTCTTGGCATAGCGGTGCATTAAGATAACCCCACAACAGACCAAGTACATAGCAATAGATGTGGACTCCAACTGCCATGCAAGGGAAGAAGATTCCAACACAGATATATAGGAGAATGGTGAGATTGTATCTTACCTTATTCTCCACGTATGGGGCGATAAAGCCCATGTAAGCATAGATAAAGCCGCTGAGACCGATGATTGGTGCGGAAGATGCAAAAGGATAGCTTACGGCTATGAGATAGAATGCCAACATGTGTCCGATGCCACAAGGGATAGCTCGGTAACATTGGTGAAAGACGTAAAGGTTGACGGCTGCATGAAAGATGTTCTGATGGTAGAAAGGGTAGCTTAGTCGGTTCTGAATAGAACAACCATCAAAGAGACCCATGCCTTCATATCCTATGAGTGTGATACATGATATTATAACGTACCCTGTATAAAGTGCAATTTTCTCTGGCGAAGTTCGTAGCATCTCTTCTTCTCCTCCTTTCTCACCCGATGAAGTATGACGTGCATGGATTTAGGAGTGAGATAGAAACTCGGTGCTTCCTGATTGCACACATGCCATATTACATCCATCTTTGTGAGAGAAGGATGCTCCTTAGAATAAATCTTGTATCTACGGAAAATCTCCTGAAACATCTCTCTTTTCTGAGAGTTCATGTTGCTGATGGACTTACCGTTGAGCATATTGAGAATAACGTTGTATGCCCGATCTACCGATACCCAAAAGCGTTTGCTCGGAGATTGCAACAGTCTTCGCTCAATCTCCAAGAGGCCGATATTGTCTCTTACCGATATAACTTCCTTGTAAGCCCTCAATATGTCAGCATCACGTTCCTTAGTAAAGTCACATCGTGAGCCTTTATGTTTCATCGTATATGATGCAAAGATACAAAAATGTATTGAAATAACCAAATTAATCGGATATGATTAAGTATAGTTAACGGATAAGATTAATAATAATCTGAAAAGCGTTACTTTTGGACGTTGATTTATAAATTTATACATATATATATGAACGAAAATGTAAATACAGAGCAGAATGCTGGTGCTGCAAAACAGCAAGACACCAAGACCAAGAAGGACTTGGCTTTGGAGCGTTTGAAGGTTAGGCATCCTGACACCGAGTATGCAGACGATGAGTCTATCTACGGAGCTATCAATGACGATTACGATGCCGACCAGAAGGCCTTGCAGGGTTACAAGGATAATGAGAAGGCGATGGGCGAGTGGCTTGGCAGCGACCCTGAGGCAGCCGCCTTCCTTCAAGCGATGAAGGCAGGCAAGAGTCCTTACGCAGAGTTGATTCGCACGCATGGCGAGGATGCCATAGACTACTATTCGGACCCAGACAATGCAGACGAGATTGCAGCGGCTCAGTCGGAGTTCCTGAAGAATGCCGCCAACGGCAAGAAGTTGCAGGAGGAGTACGACAAGAACATGCCATCCAGCTATGAAGTCTTTGACAAACTGGAAGAGAAGTATGGCGAGGAAGCGGTAAACGAAGCTATCGACCAATGTTTCCAGACTATGCGCAATGTGGTGACAGGTAAGTTTACAGAGGAGATGATTACTGCATTCATCAAGGCAAAGAACCACGATACCGATGTGGCCGATGCCGCTCACGAAGGCGAGGTTCGTGGCAAGAACAGCAAGCACGTCAAGAACTTGGAGCTTCGCAAGAAGGGCGATGGCACTGCCGAACTTGATTCTGCCAATGCAGAGACCAAGCCAACGGATAACCAGCCAGACCTTGGTGCGCTTGATAGGGCATCACGCAGAGGAAACATTTGGCAGCGTGGGCACGAGAAAAGAACACGTATTCGATAATGCGATAAGATAAAAAGACAATTTATATGTTTAATTAATATTCAGAATAACAATGAAGAAAAGTACATTTAATCGGCTGCTTTCCATTTTTCTGATGGTAATGGCGGTTATTTTTGGAGTGAATGGTCAGGTCGTTATGGCTGAGGCGGTTCTGCCTGATGGCGGTACGACCGAGGGTGGACATGCCGCTGAGGCTGGCGGTGCTACTGCTGCCGAAGAAGCTGGCAATGGCGGTGCGGCTCGTCAGGATGACGGTATAGCAACCGAAGGCAAAGGTCGTGAACACTTCAATGAGAACGGCACGGAGTTCTACGAGAACGACATCAACGACAAGATTACGAAGATTCGTCCGATGGCCACTCCTGTTGACCAGATTTCACGTTATGCGACAACCAAGTCAGCCAGTTCGTTCGTAGTAGAATACTGGAGTATCGGTACACGTCCTATCAAGACCACCGTGAAGGAAACAACCGTAGAGAGTACAGGCACCTCTATGGTGTTGAAGGTTGAGGACCCAGAAATGTTTACACTGGATGATACCATCCGAGTGGTAGGTGTGAAGGCAATTACCAACTACAAGAACCAGGCTTACGCAGACCTTACCGATGAGCCAACTCCAGATTTGGAACTCTGTGTGTGCGGTAAGGATAATGAGGGTTATCCTATCGTGTATGCAGTAAATGGTAAGTTGGTTAATAAGCAGCCTATTGGTATTCCTGCACTACAGAAGGGACAGAAGCTCATCCGTATGGCGAAGAGTTGCGGTGAGTTGGACGTACAGACAGGTCGTTTCAACAACCTTCCTGCTTCTGAGATTCAGTACTGCCAGAACTTCATGATTCAGATTGAAGAGAGTACCTTCAATAAGATTGCCGCTAAGCGAGTGGATTGGGACTTCTCAGACATCGAGGAAGACAGCATCTATGACATGCGTCTTGCGATGGAGGGCACTTATCTCTTTGGCGATATGGGCTGTATCAAACATACCACCAAGAACAACTCAGCCCAGTGGTTTACCAAGGGTATCTGGTGGATGGCTGGCAAGGACATCGAGGTAGGCCATGTTGCTACAGCCGATGACATGAAGAAGGGCTACAACAAGAATGAGCGAGTGATTACCGACTTGGAGTTGGTTGACATTTCCAAGGACTTGTTTGTGGGTACAGGTATCGGCAACAAGCGCAAGGTGATTATCGCAGGTTCAGGCTTCGTGAGCGCATTCAGTAAGATTGATTCTGACAAGTTCCGTCTGAAAGACACCGTAGAGGTTTGGGACCTGAAGTTCAAGAGTTGGGAGACCGACTTCGGTGAGGTGCTGATGATTCACTCAGAGCTGTTCGACCTCTTTGATATGAGCGACTGCGGCTTTGCCATTGACCCAGAGTTCCTGGTTAAGCGAGTACACCTGTCTTGGACTCGTAACGTACTCGACCTGAAGAAGGCTGGCATCCGTAACACCGATGCAGTAGTCATCCAGGAGGTTGCCTGTCTCTACTTGAAGTACCCTAAGGCACACGCTCGTATGCGCCTTGCTGCCGTGTCTGCCGCAGAAGGTACATCTGACACTGGTGAGAACAAGGACACCAATGTCTAAAAGCAAGTAGATTTACAGATAGTCATTAAATAGTGAGGGGTGTGGGCACTTGCCCCATCCCTTTTTTTAGTAACACATATATAATAAGATATAATCATGTTTAAGAAATATCAAGCAGGTACAGATTTAGCATTTAGTGTCATGGTAGGCGATGAGAGAATGCGTATTATTTTCGAGGGCAAGACCATGGGCTGTAGTGTCTATATGACAAGAGACCCAAAGGTACAGAAGGCCATTGAGTCCCACTATTGGTACAAAGACAAATTCTTCTTGGTAGAGAGTGTTGACGAGAAGAAGGAAGCCGCAGAGGCCAAGAAGAAGGCCGATGCCAAGGCCAAGAAGAAAATGGCTGACGAGAAGAAGACTCACGTAGTGACAGACGTTGAGGATGCCAAGGACTATTTAGCTGAGACCTTTGGAGTGAGCCGTTCAAAGATGAAGACCAAGGAAGACATCTTGGCCATCGCCAAGGAAAAGGGTGTTGAATTAGAAGGACTGGAGTAATGAGAACGTATGCTGTATCTGAACTGGTGAAAGAAGTAAAGGTACTCCTTGACAGGAACCAGGAGTCCGCTGGACTGCTGACTCCTGGCGATACCGATACGCTATCACAGGGCGAGTTGATTCAGAGTAAGATAGTAGATGCAGCAAGAATCATATTGATGGATGCTCCTGCCTTCATGCTGGACGGAAAGGACTACAATGGGCTGAATACATCTTGGGCAGAATCAGATGGTGCTTATGTAGGAACCACCCATCTACCTTCCGACATGATCAGACTCCTTAACGTGAAGGCCAGTGACTGGAACCGCTCGGCAGAGATCATCACAGAGGAGGATGATGCCTACAAGGTACAGTGTAGCCGATTCGGAGTAAGAGGAAACCCAGAGCGACCTGTCGCTGCACTCATCCATAGAAGTGGCGAGCGACTCTTGGAGCTATTCACAAGCAAGAGCAATACCGCCACCGTGTCGCTCACCTATGTCGGTATGCCTTCTATCAGTGAAGGCAATATCGATTTGCCCGAAACATTGAAGGACTCCATCATATATATGGCTGGCTATCTTACTTGCATCAGTCTTGGCGATACCGACACCGCAAGCGGATTTCTCGGAGTGGCCAGAAAACTGGCGCATATTGTTGAACCTACGACATCATAAATTATGGCAAAGAAGAAAGAAGAAACCAAACTGCTATCATTGAGCAGGGTGCTTGACAAGGAAGAACTGGATAGCGTGAAAGCATCCAAGAGCCGATTTGACAAGCCATACGAGCGTGCCTTCTCTATCTTGCTGGAGGCCCAACGATACTACAACAACATGGATAACTTCCGAAAGCGAAGACTGAGAAACAAGCGATACTGCTATGGAGACCAGTGGGGCGATACCATTACGTTTAAAAACAAGTGTGGCTTCAAAAAACGTATCAAGGAGGAAGACTATATCCGTGAGCAGGGCAGTGAGCCGTTGAAGAGTAACCTTATCAGAAGATTGGTGAAAAACGTGCTGGGAGTATATCGCTCACAGAGCAAGGAGCCAACCTGTAACGCAAGAGATAAGGACGAGAAGCGATATGGCGAGACCATGAGCGTGGTGCTGCAATGCAACCGACAACTGAACAGAGAGTCGGAGCTGGATGCCCGAACCATGGAAGAGTTCCTGATAAGCGGTGCCGCTATCTATAAGAAAAAATACGGATGGCGAAGAGGCAGGTTGGATTGCTGGACGGACTACGTGAACCCAAACAATTTCTTCATAGACAACAATATGAGGGATTTCCGTGGATGGGACGTAAGCTGTTTGGGCGAGGTACACGACATCACCATCGGCAATGTGCTGAGAGAGTTTGCCAAGTCTCCTGCTGAGGCTCGTAAGTTGAAGGAGATATATCGGTTGGCGGCTAACCGTGATTTCGTGATTGCAGACTGCACCCAGCGATTCGGAGAGTTCGACCCCAAGACCATCGACTTTATGAATCCTGCCAACCCATCTCTTTGTCGAGTGATTGAGGTGTGGCGCAAGGAAAGCAAGCCCAGATACCGATGCCACGACTACAACAATGGCGATGATTTCAAGATAGACATTGAAGACAAGGCCGACATTGTAGATGCCGAGAATAGAGATAGATTACGTAGAGGTCTGGCCGCTGGCATGCAGGAGGAGGATATTCCTCTGATTGATGACGAGTGGTTTATGGACGATTACTGGCATTTCTACTACCTTTCCCCATTCGGTGATATACTGAGAGAGGGTGAGACCCCTTATGCACACGGCGAGCATCCTTACTGCTTTAAGTTCTATCCATTCATTGACGGAGAGATTCACAGCTTCGTGGAAGATGTGATTGACCAGCAGAGATACGTGAACCGACTTATCACGATGTACGACTTCATTATGAGGGCGAGTGCAAAGGGTGTGCTGCTCTGTCCTGATGACTGCCTCCCTGATGATATGAGTTGGGATGATTTCTGCGATGAGTGGAGTAGATTTAACGGAGTAGTGAGGTACAAGCCCAACACAAGCGGTCAGGTTCCTCAGCAAGTGGCGAACAACTCTACGAACATAGGCATCGGTGATTTGCTCAGTTATCAGTTGAAGTTCTTTGAGGATATATCAGGAGTGACAGGAGCGTTGCAAGGAAAGCAAGGAGCATCGGGAACGAGCGGTTCGCTCTATGCCCAGCAGACACAGAACGCCACCATGTCGCTGCTTGATATTTTGGAGAGTTTCAGTCAGTTTGTCATTGACGGTGCGTACAAGACAGTGAAGAACATGCAGCAGTACTATGACGTGGCCCGCAATTTCAATATCGTTGGCAGGGCAGGGCAGATAGTGCGCTACGATCCTAAGAAGATACGAGACGTGGAGTTTGACATCAATATCACGGAAAGCACGGCTACACCCGTATATAGACAGATGGCCAACGAGTTCCTTATGACCTTGTGGCAGAATCAGGCTATCACGTTGGAGCAGTTGTTGCAAGTAGGAGACTTCCCATTTGGCGAGGAGCTGTTGCAATCGGTAGCATCCAACCAGCAAGCCATTCAGAATGGCGAGACCCCACAAGGATTCTCTCCTCAGTTGCAAGCACAAGTGGCTCAGGCATCACAGAGCAATCCGAAGGCCCAGGCGATGCTACAGCAGATGATGAGTGGTCAGGGAGTGAGTCCTGACGGACAGACCCCACCGCTTGCAGCTTAATTCAGTTATTCATTAAATAGATAATAGTATGATAGCAGACAAACCAAGCGACAATGAGTGGTATGGCAACGGAAACCCCGATACCAGCCAAGGCAGCAACCCCAATAACGGAATAGCTACGGAGACCCAAGGCAGGGAAGCTAAGCCCGAACTTTACGAGAATGATGTATTCGGCAAGGTGTCGAAACGTAAGAAGAACGACATCTGGGCGAGGGGCAAAGAGAAACGAACCAGATTTAAGGACGAATAAAGAAAGGAGGTGTTTTTATCGTAACTGTATTTGTCTGACACTCAGATAGCTACAGAGATATTTATGAGTTTATGGTGCTGTGTTAAAGATATTCCTATCTTTGCAGCATCATAAACTTTTAAATTTAACAGGTATGAATTTCGTAGAGTTTGTCGAAAAGTATCAACAGGATATGACTCCTGAACAGATGTTGAGTATAGCCAAGGCTATCGGTAAGTATCTCTCGTGCAAGTTGAGCGATGCAGAGGTGCATCATCTATGTGCGATGGTGCATGGCGTATTGAGTGAAGAACATTTTGACAAGTACTTTGCCGATGATGCTATCAGTAAGATGTGGTATGAGGATGCAGACGGAACCAGGCACACGGCACCTTTCTTTACGGACGAAGAGATAAAGGAGGTCTTCGATGAACACAAGGATGACATATCAGACTATACCATCCATGACTTGGCAGTAACCATGAATTTGCTGAGGAGCGACCATCATGTTCTGCTGGAGCGGTACAGTGAGGATGCAGAGGAGTTGAAAGAAATGGTGGTGTTGATGGCAATAGAATACCTCCAAGACCCTGACTGTCTGTACCCAACGAGCAAGATATGGCACAACATTAACGGATAAGATGATGAATTGGAAGACATAACTTATCTTTGCGTATTATTAATATTTTATAAAAGATAAGTTATGACTCCAAATGTACGTGAAGGATTGCAATATGGTGCAGCTATAGGAATGCTTTTGAGCGGTGTTGTGCTCACCTTCCTATCGTTCTTTCTCAACAATTATGTAGTGTCGGAAGGCGTGCTGTGGTACGTCAGCCAGACACTGGTTTACTCAGGAGCGATATTCGGAGTAAACGTTTATTTCAAGACCAAGTTGGGCAACTTTGAGAGCAAAGTAAAAGGAGAACTTGCAAGTATGATAAAACAAGTGAAGGAGGGTAAGTAATGAAGGTAACAAGAGAACAGGTTTTGGCTATCATGCCGAATGCAAAGGACAGGGTGGATGCTTTTCTTCCCTATATCAATGGTTATGCAGAGGTTTTTCATATTGATACTGCCCAGCGAATGGCCCACTTCCTGGCTCAGATAGCACATGAGAGTGGCGAACTGAGATACACCAAGGAACTCGGCAACAAAAACTACTTTCACAAGTATGATGTCGGGAAGTTGAAGAACATGCTCGGGAACCTGAAAGATGGAGACGGTTACAAGTATCGTGGTAGAGGATTGATTCAGATCACAGGCAGAGCCAACTATCAGGCTTTTCAGAACAGCAAGTATTGCTCTGACGATATTATGGAAAACCCCAAGCTGTTAGAGCTTCCCCTATTGGCAACCAAGAGTGCGATGTGGTGGTGGTGGAAACACGGTCTGAACAAACTGGCTGACAGTGATTGTATTGTGGCTATCACCAAGACTATCAATGGAGGGACCAACGGATTGGAATCAAGACGAAAGTTCCTTGCAAGAGCAAAGAAAGTTTTCAAAGTTTAGCCTATGAAGACAAAGTGGTATGATTGGCAAGTAGCACCCTGCGTGATAAGCCTCTTGTTGGCGGTGTTTCTTCTGTCGGGATGCAAAACGAAGTACATTCCGATAGAAAAAGTTGTATATCAGAATGCGATAAAGCACGATACGCTGCATACTTCTGACAGCGTTTTCGTGCGTGATTCTGTATATCTCAGGCAAAAGGGAGATACGTGTTATCTTGACCGATGGCATGAGAAAACCGTCTTTAAGAATGTGTATATAGTAAAGGTGGATTCCTTCATGAAAAGAGATTCCATCCCAGTGCCCTATCCAGTAGAAAAGCAACTCTCCAAATGGGAGCAGATTCAGTTGAAGTATGCAGTGTGGTCGTTTGGCGCACTCTGCATGCTGCTTATCATATTAGGTTATAAACTCTATAAAAAGATAAAGAATGGCAGATTTCACATTAACAATCAAGAAAAATGACATCTATGAAGAGGTGGAGAAGACCACTGCCTACATAGGTAAGAAGGCAACCGTAGAGGATGGCAAATCGGCTTTTGATCAGATATTCGTAACGGAAGCAGACTTGGCAATGATAGAGCGGTTCTTCAACGAGTCGTTGGATGCGCTAAGAAATGTTCTGAAACGATTTATCTCAGGAGGCTCAGGAGTAGACGGGACCATCAACTGGGAACTTGAGATGCCCAGCAGATTCGATGGCAACCTACTCGATTCCATCAATTCGTCAGCCAACTCGTTCTTGGTAAACAGTATTATCGGGAAATGGTGCGAGATAGTCGCAAACGAAAAGGCAAAAGAGTATGCGGATAACGCTGCTGCATTATTGCTCGACATCAAGGATAAAGCGTTCTACAAAAAGAAACCGGCACGAACAAAAATATCATAGTATGGCAAGAAAGAGTTTAACGATTACGTTGTATATGAGTGAACTCATTTACGACTTTCAGAATAAGGCGTTCCTTACAGGACGCAGTAGAAGAGCTGCCAGTATGGATGCAGAGGCGGCAAGTAATATCCAGGCGAGCGATGATGACGAAGACAAGAATCAGGCATTGCGTAGCATTCAGAATGCGTACAGTCAACTGCTTGTGGAGTTGAGTGAGTCAGTTCAAACAGACACAGGTACCACTGCGTCTAACGAGTTGATAAGTGGCGATACCAATATCACCATCAACCTCTCCCTTCCATCAAACTATCCACTCGCCTTGAAGGATGCGCTTACCAGTTCCATCCATGACTACATTATCAACAAAGCCTTGATGGACTGGTTTATCATTACCAATCCTAACGAGTCGAAGACTTATTCAGAACTGTCGATAGCTGCTATCAAGAATCTGCATGAGACCTTTAACAGACGTGAGAGACCCAGCAGGACAGCTCCCAACGAATAAGGAAGGAGGTCATCATGAAAGAATGCAGAGTATGCAACCTTGGGTACAAGGTGATGATAGAGCTTCAGAAGAAGGAGTTGATTTTTGACATCAAGAATACGGCTGCCGTTTACGCTGATTCCATCTCCAGTTCTGTAGAAGATTCCCATTCTATCCACAACATCTACGATGTGGGCGAGGATGGCAACAGAGATAAGTTGGCAAGGATTCTTGATTCAGCAGTAGAAGACTGCAACGAAATGCTTTTCAGATATACCAAGATGGAAATGCTTGGTGGCGGTTTCGATTCCAATGAGTGGGAAGAATGTATAGGTTCGCCTACAAACGAGGAAGAAGCATACTATTTGGCGATGAGAATACCGCAGGGTTTCTCTAAGACGAGCGTACATACCATGACGGTATATATCCATGACTACATAGTCAATCAATGCCTATACGAGTGGTTGACGATTGTTTATCCCGATGGTGCTGACAGATTCCTGGCACTTGCCGAGGAGAAGAAACAGAAGATCAAGAGCGCAAGCAATCGGTCGGCTGGCAGGGCAAGAATTACTTTGCATCCATTTTAAGATTTTTGATTAAGATAAAGCAAGGGTAGCTATCCATCACGGACTGCTACCCTTTATCTATAAACATAGTGAAAAAAGAAAATTACTTATCTAAGTTTGTTCTGTAATCTCTCCTGAAACGCAGTTGACAAACCGCTTATAGATTCGTTGGGGGCAAGTTTGCCAATGAGCGCAATCCTGAAATATTTGTACGGAGAACCTACAAGGCTTCTGAGAAATATATTAACAGAAGAACTAATGTAATACCAATTAACAAGGTCGTTACTCCCGAACAGAACCATTCCACATTTCCCTGCCTGGACGCTGCTGAAATATCCTCTTGTGATGCAATCGAACATAGTCTTATAGACATCTTGCCCAAGCGTTAAAGGACGGCTGCAAAGAAAGAACGGAACACTTTCCGATGGTTCATTCACGTACACATTAAGGATTTTTCCTGCTTTGTCTGTAGCGTATGCCTCAGGATATATATTCACTCGCTTGTTGAAGACATTGTGCATGGTACCCCACATCTTGCTTTTCAAAGAGTAGACGTAAGCATAAGTGTAGTACGGATTGAAGACGATGATGCGGCTATCGTAATAGTCGTAAATCATATCTGCCTTTTCGAGATACTTACGGAAACGGATATACTTCACGTCTGACTCGGGAATTTTACCTGTCGCAAGGAGTTTATTCGGATAGGTCTTATCCTTTGTTGAATGAGAATAAATGGATAGAAAATCGAAAGGATAATCATCCAGTGCGTCTGTTATACATACAGACTCTCTTCCCTGCTGCATCATGATGCCTCTTTCGGTAGGATAGAGGACTGCATCATCTATCTGCAAAATGCCTTTAGGGTTGGAGCAGACATCTCTATTGGATGGCTGTCGGGCAATATAGGTTCCTTCTTCGCCCAGCATCAGTACCCAAACACCTTCATCTGTAAAAGCGTAAAGTGGAGCTTCGCCAAACTGACCTTCGCTGATTGGTCGGGTGTTGGCGGCAAGAGCAAAGATAGCAGAAGAACCTACCTGAACACTATTCTTGGCAGGGAAAATTAGAGGATTCTCAGCTTCGCTGACCTTGATTAGAGAATGGTTGCTTGATGTAGTGTATTCTTTCTCTACTTTTTTATAATTGTCTGTAAACTCGGATTGGGAACTATCCTCAAAGACATTCGTTTTCGTATTTCGTACATTGCTCCACTTCTTTATGGTTGTCGTAACACTTCCTGTCGTATATGTGTAGTCTTGTAATTTATAATAATAGCGAGACATGAAAATTGGCAAGTTTTCATCATCAGGGAGTATAAAAGTCTTGTCGGTAGGCTCTGATTTGTTAGAATTTGTTGGTTCGTCCACTCTTCCTCCAAATCCGTCCTCATAATCTGAGCCGTTTCCACGTACAGCCTCAGTTCTTCTGTTTCCACCAAGATTAACATAGTACGACATCCCCATTGTATCAGATTGGTGTAATGTCATTGTTTTCTTGAAGTAAGTATTGTCAAATGTATTGTGGAGGAACAAAGTCATCTTTGTAGCGTTACTGTCTGGATATGCTATGATAGGCGGTAACGGATATTGGAGTTTTGTTTTTTCATATATAACCTTATCTGTTCCGTTGACTGATATTGTTACTGCAATCACAGCTTCACACATCATGCCTTTGTCGCCATTTAAATCAAGACGGTTGTTTAGATACATTTCATATTTATCTGAAAGGTTTTCTCGGAGATTTGTGTTGATCGCAAATTTCTCTTCTACAAATGTAGAAAAAGCGTTTTTGGTAGTAGCTTTCACATTGCCAATATGTAGCCTGTTATTATAGGTATATGCAACCTTTCCTCCAAATGTTTTCTTTTTGAAGTCTGCCAATGATAGACTTTGATTAGTCTCCATAACTCTTTTGAGTTTCACAGGCTTACCGAAATCGTTGGTGTCAATGCTTACGCTAAGGAAGAAAGACATATTATCTATTGTATTATATACCTTTTTTTGTGGCATGAAGTCCATGGCGAAACTATATACATCTTTCTCCGCCTTAGGTCCATGTAAGAAATTAGATGCGTTGTTTATCGTATGAAAAGATTCCTCAGTATTAAGAAATGATTCTGGTGTTGATAAGAAAACATCAGCTCCGATTATTAAATCCTTTAGTTCCTCTGGAATATTGGTACTAATGGTAATTTTATGTTTGTGAGCGTTAAAGTAAGTTTTAATTTTCTTTGTTGAGTCCCTCCAAAGGAATTTGTTTGATATAAATCTTGGTGACAGAACAAATGGAGAACTGATGTTTCTATATGTCCCATCGTACATTTTTAAGGCTACAACTCCAAGCGACAAGTATTTGAATGTATATTGGTCTATCTCTTCAATTCGCTTGTTGATAATAGCGTCAATTCCTGAGAATACAATCTGCGACGCTGACGGATTCTTTGCAGTACCGCTGGTGTTTACAAAATGTCCGTTGTCTTTCCATATTGCATCCCAGTCTTGCGTAAAGTCGCATATTACACTATAGTAGTCTTGAATAACATACGTCCCTGATTCTATGGATTTTTGATCCGTGATAGTAATGTCATATTGGAACAGAGAATCATCAAAAATATTATATTCTACGTTTTTCCAGTATGCGTATTTAGTAGAGTTGTCTCCTACAAAGCATAAGATATTCCCTATAGCAGTAACAGAGTTAACCTTGAAATCCCCCAGGTCTAACTTGTGCTTGGTCCCATCTCCTCCCTTTTCTGTCCAGTACCAGGAATAAGGCGAACCATTAGTACAATTCACGATGTAGTGTGAGTGGTTTTCGTTTTCATGCTCTGCCTTATGTACGTACCTGATAGAGCAAGTGCTATTAGGCAGCGTGATGTTCTGCTCGGCCACTACAGGCTGGTGGATAGGGTGGAGTGCCCCATCCTCGTTGATGAGGTTGAGGCAGGTAGCCAACTCGCCATCCTGACAATTATAGTCGGATGGAGAGTTGGTGAGTCCTTTGAATATTACATCTTGTCTTGTCGCCATGTGCTCGAATTTAAGTTTGGTCGCATGATTTCGTAGTATGGCTCACCTTTGCCTGACTTGCGTGGGATGCAAGTAAGGCGAACCATTCTGTTGAGCGGAAGATTGTACTCGTCCAGGATGGCGGTGACGGAAGGACGGTCACTTCGGAACCCCACCTTCTTATGCTCCTGATTGAATTGAAGCTGAGTGAAGGCGGTGTTTGCCTTGCAAAGTTCTTCCCAGTCCTCACGCATACAGAATCCGTATGTTCCTCTGTATGATAACCTGAACACGAAGACGGAGTGATCTGTACGCTCCTTCTGTATGATATGCCTGTATACACCCTTAGAGAGTGTGACAGAGTTTGCTCTTCCGTCCAGTATCACAAAGTAGTTGTGATACCTGAACCCTAAGACTTTAACTATTAAATGCTTGAATTTCATAGCGCAAATATAATAAGTAAATTGATAAGATATTTATTATCCGTTAACTTTATATCCGACACTACTTGTTGGCCAGTTCCTTCGCCTCTTCAAGTGAAATAGGCTTTCCGCTAAGAGGAATGCGGAAGTCGAACTTGGAACGGAAAGAGTAGTAGCCTACGAAATCGAAGCTCTGTTTCATGCGCTCGTCTGTGGTGATATACTTCTTATAAGCCTCCACTTCCTTTTTAGAGCGATAGATGGTAGAGTTGACGAAATAGGAACAGGTTCCCTTGTTTGCGATAACTGCAATAAAGAACTGTTTGCCAAGGAACTTTTCCTTGATACGTTGGATAATTGAGATTTTCTTTGTATTCATATTAAATTAGATTGATTGTTATGATGAATGCAGACAGGCTTCACTATTCTATAGCGCAAGACACGATGCAATCTTCTGTGTTGATGCCACGATAGTATTCACATCGCTGGCAAGCAAGGCTGCCAACCATCAGGACCTCATTGGTGTATCTGCCATGCATACCGAATGGGCATGGAGTGGTGTACTCGAAGTGGCCACCTACAAATTCGTTGAGATTATATTTTGGATATTTCATTTGGTTGTTTTGTCTATATACACTAATCTATGGTATTTAAATGTCCCAGCCAAGCTAAAGCCGCACGATTTTGGCTCAGGGCAGAATCCTCTGTAAACGCATTGAGGAACACAAGCGGATGCAAGATAAGGCTCTATTTGAGCCAACTCGTCAATCACCTTATACCATATCTCTCTTGTTTCCTTGGATGCCTTATTGCATAGTCTCAGCTTCGAGATATTGATAATCTCCTGAGCGTTGAGAGATAGCTGCAAGTTGACCAAATCATCCTGCCGCATATCGTGGCGAGATACCTTGGAACCAGTAATATCTGGTCTTGATGTAGAAACGAATGGTTGGGCATGAACGTGGCGTACAAAGTGATTGCTCACCCAGTATGGTATGCCATACATCTTAATATCAAACTCCAATTCTCTGAGCGGTGAATGCTCGCTGAGAATCATTTGTTTCTTGAACTCATCGCTTGGCTCATGTCCTAACGATTTCTTGCCTTGCGTGAACCGAGCAGCATCAACGACACGCTGCCAGTCGGTTACTTTTGTGATTTCTATTTTCATAGGCTACTTCTTCATATCGAATTTATTTACTTAATATAGTCAGTCGTGATGACTTGTTGGGTGTCTTTTATAAATGACCATCACAAACAAAGAAATGAGTATTATCGGGGAGATTTTCAAAGTACGTTTTAATGTCACTTTCTGCCTCAAACTCCCACTTTAAGTTGTGTTCTGGAGTCTCATCTCTGATGTCATAGCATTCATAATATTGCCTCTTTCTAACTATTTTGTCATATAATTCCATATCATCCTTAGTAAACTCACAATCCTCTTGTTCTGGATATAAAGATTCAGGATGATGTGGGAGGTTTCCTAAAAGTTCTTTTTTCGTATATACTGTAAGGTAATCATACGAAAATGCTATTTCGGAAGGTGATTCACATAATAAATCTGGGCAGTCCTCAAAAATGTGGAACATATTCTCTATTGTTCCAACGAATAAAACTCTACAATGTGACATCGCTATTCTTCTTGAAGTTCTACATCATCACCAAGAACATCATTGATTTTCTTTTTGATAAACTCATCAGAAGTACTCTCCTTTATCAGAGCATCAATGTTTGGTAACTCTGCATCAACTTTGTCTTCTTGCATTTTTGAGGTAAGCATACCAATTACTAATTTCGCCCAAGGACTATTAGCTATATCTGTTAACGAATCCTTTTGAAGATCATAGGCTTTCTTCAACTCTCCGTTATCACGGAAATATCTGAGTACTTCCGTCAATGCAGCAACAAAGTTTTTGTCTGCCATCTGTTCACCCTTTGCTTCTTCCAGTTTAATCATTAGGAAGAGTAAAGATGAATGTAAATCTGTTTTGTTCATAAGCTATAATTATTTAAGTTCTACTGGCTCATCGTTCCAGGATAATTCTCTTCCGATGAGCTTTTCAATACTACCTTTAGGAAGTTCTACGTAGTCGTACACTCTATTTTCGTATTCGCAAAATGTTGGCGCCCATACACAATGAAATCGTTCTGGCATTGCTTCATAGATGTATTCGTCACCATACCTATTAACTGCTACCCATGCCATAACTATTCCTCCAATTTTAAATCAGTTCCACTATTACGACTTTCCTTTAAGAAGTTATTAACTTCTTCCTTATAGGAGTAACCGCAATCCTTCTGTAGAGCCTTTATCTTCTTGTAACCGATACCTGCTTCTCGGCAAAGTTCTGCTGCCAAGCTATAGTTTTCGACATAGCCAATAACGTTCTGAATGACCGACCACTGACCTCGCTCGAAGTCTGTAATGCTATCATCTTTGAAACGACCTAATGCTTTATCGCACAGGCCACACACTCTTGCCATTTCTTTTATAAGCTGTTCAAAGGTGTACTGGCTCCAGTGATAAGTAAGATAGCTTGCGCTATTCAATGCTTCTTTAACTTTGTTGTCCATAAGCAATTCCTCTTTGATTTTAACCTATGTAATTTTTTATTCTTCCACACTTTCTGCACTCGTCAAAATTAATTCTACCTAATTCTTTGTGGAAATATTCATGGCGGCAAGTGATATTTTGCTTCAACCATTTCTTTAAGAATAATATTATATCTCCAATCATAATTATTTCTCCTTTACTACAAAACCACGTCCAACACGTTTTAACAACTCCAAAAAGATTCTGTGCTCATTATAAACAGGTAACCAAGGCTTGCTGTCTTTTTGTCTTTTTACTTTAGATTCACAATGAGAAACGAGGAGATTATACATATCTTGCGATAATCCCTCAATAGGTTCAACCTTTTTTGTATGCTGTTCTTCCACTTTTGTAAATTCCTTTATGAATGTAGTACACCTTATAGCTTTATTCCTGATTGTAGCTCCTTGGTGTGAAACATTGCCGCTTGTGAGTTTACTACAGGTATCCTCAATATTTTCAAACCACGATATAAGCATATCTCTAAACTCTTTGTCAATTATATACTCTTGTTTCATGTTTAATCCTCCTCTAAAATTCCAAAATGAGTGCCATCGGCAAATGTGTAAATATCAAACATGCGCTCAAATAAAACAGAGCCACAACTAAACATAACTCCTTCGTTGTGTATATAGTTTATTTCGGTTCGCACATTTCGTTCTTTTTCCTTCACCCACCCGAATGGCTGGTGTTTCAGCATCTCTTGCCAACACTCTTCTGCGTCCTTGAATGGGCGATATTTTAGCTCAGGCTTAGTACGAAAATTGTTTGGTTCTTCTTCTAAAATTCCAATAGGTAAGCCTTCTCTTTCTGTTAGGTCAACCCATTCGCCTCTTTCATTTAAGATTTGAATAGTCTTACCATCTGCAAAGGCAGAAATTATACCTATATTCTTTTTAACGTTTTCTCTTTTCATTGCTTTTTTGTTAAATTATTTTTTTTCTTCGTGGTCTTTCGCCCAATCCATAAAAAACTCTCGTAAAAATTTTATAGTATTTTTTGCTTCTTCTCTTGTCATACTCAATCATTTTTATATTCTTCCCATCCATTCTCCCATAAGCCACCTGAACGGATAGTCCAAAACTCATGTTGAGGAAGGATAGTTCCTTCTTCATCAACTAACTCCTTTCCTTTATATCGAACGAACTCACCTTTTGAGAACGAGTTGTGTCTTATCGGCTTTCCTACGCTGATAGCGAAAGCCATTGCTTCTTGCTTTGTCATATCAATCATCCAACTCTTTAAGATAAACATGTACATCTGTAAATGTAAAGTTTGTCAGTTTTTTATATCTATTTACTATATCTTCTACAAGATACCATTTGTTTTCAATGATAACTTTCTCACCTATACGAGGAATATTATTGTAAGGGCATGTTTCATATTGCAATATGAAATTTTCCTCATCCTCTTTTTTATAAAAGAACACATTCATAACAATCCATTCAATTTTAAAGTCATTTCCTCAACCAAGTTTTCAACTTCTCCCCAGTCGTGAGGGTCAAATCCTTCATCAAATAAGGCACTCTCAGCTATTTTTTTGTATTTTGTTTAAGAGTTTAAGAAAATCTTCTTTGTCTATTTCTACTTTACTCATTGCTTATCCTCCTTTGCCTTTAAGTATCTTCGCTTGAAACTTTTGAACTGTTTGTTTATAGCATAAGCCTCTTCATCAAAGCCTTCATCTAAAGTACCAGACATAGCCATAAGGGATTCTGTTGCTTGAAAGAAAGCTTCAAAGTCCTTTTCTGTTACATTCATTTTTGCCATATTCTCTTCTTTTTACCCTCTCCCTGTTGCCAAGGAGAGAGTGGTTAGTTAATCTTTTTTCGGCTTAATACCCCATGCAAGGCATCCTAATCTAATATCTGTATCAATGTTTGAGCCATCAAAAACTCTCTCTTCTCCACTAATACATGTTAGGGTAATACCTATAGGCAATGAAGGGTAGAGATATAGCGGAATCAAACGAAGTCCAAGAGTGTTTCTCTCATTAGCAACCTTCTTATCAAATTCCTCCTTTGTAAGGTATCCATAGTCTAATTCTGACTGCAAGCAAGAAATTTCTTCCTCAACATCTCCTTCGGATTGCCAACTTCCAAAATGCAAGGCCTTACACTGACTTTCCGTAAGAGCATTCCAATCAATATCTTTCTTGAACTGTTCTTGAACTTTTTGCCAAGCATCATCGATACTTTCCTTTTTGTATTCTTCGTCCCACTTCTTATATACTTGGGTACATGCAATTTGGTTTGCAAGCCATTTCAAAGTATTACTAACTTTGTCTTCTAATGAAATTTGTTCCATATTACTTATATTTATCCTTTGCAGGATGGTTAGTTGATTTTCTTGATACTATCAATTTCTCCATAGTAAAGTACGAACTCTCTATTAGAGCGAGTACCATCTTTCTTTGCAGGATTGACTCTTACCTCAATATCGCCAGTGAAATGGTTTCTATATTTCTCAGGAACAATACTTGCGATCCAGCATACATCACATCGGCTGCAGCTTACTTTGTCTCCAGCCTTGTATGGAAGACTTTCGATGTAGTCATTCACGCAAGAACAAATCTCATCGTTAGCATCATTGATGATGCTTTGTTGCTTTGCAACCTTTGCTTTTAATTCTTCTTTTGTCATATCATTATATTTTTAAGTTACTATCTATATGCAAAGCATATAATAAATGTTGGAGTTCGTGAACATAGGTAAACTCAAAACGAAAATCGTGATTACATTCATTTATATAGTTCCAATCTCTAAGATTTTCACATTGACTGATTTGTAAGTCACCATAAGTCATTCTATCAAGCTCGTCCCATTTATCATCCAATTCCTTGGAAAACTGATAGCCACGCTCTTCGCTGCCAGCGTAAAACCAGCTTATGGATTTTTCCCACCCATTCTTTTCTAAGATAGCAGGAACAAGAGGAATGGGAATAATATCCTTAACCCATGCACCACAATCGCCTAAGAGATAACCTTTATCTCCAAATTTCGCACCTTCGAGGTTATCCAAGCGGACAGTACCTTTCAGAACTGTTCCATCGTCTAACTCCAAAGTCTTTGACGTGTCGGAAGCTGCTACTCTGTAAACGACATCTTTTGCAGTACCTAAAGGTACTCCGTTTGTCATCACCATATCTCCTGGAATGTATTCTAACTCATTCATATGCTTTATTTTATTCTTTTAAATCTGATAACAGCCTCTACTTGCTCATATGTTGTATGTGAAAAGATATAAAAATAGTAGCCTCCTCGACTATGATCAATTCCATCAGAAGCATTAACATCTACATTGTTAAACTTGTAAACAAAAGTTTTACCGTCAATAAAGGTTAACTCATACACTCTTGTCTCAGTTTTAATTGGCTCTCTTTTGCATGCCGTAAATTGTAATACAAAGAATATTGCAAAAATTATCTTTTTCATACGCTATTTATTTTAAACATAACAATCTGCTTCAAAAGGGTTTCCGAACCTGTCACAGATAATAATATCGGCTCGATCATTGTTTACCTCCTCTCTGATTGCTTCTAATTGCTGAATAATGTTATCAATCGTCTTACCACTATAGTCTATAGCTATCTCTTTCAAAACAGCAATTTTAGCATTAAGCCTTGCGTATTCTCCTACTGTCATTATTCTTCACCTCCTTCCTTTGGTAGTAAATCATCAATATAAAACCAATCCGATGTTCCAAGATTAGAGTTTGCTTTATTCCATACTTCCGAAGGATTTTTGGAATACATATCACATGGAGGCGTGTATGTTGTGTAATAAAAAGGATATTTTAGTAATGTATCCTCTTCTGTATCGTATATTGCTTTAGCTAATATGGATGCATTTGGTTTTGTTGGAATTTCACTTGCAGGATGCCACAGGTTCTTCAAGAACTCATTGATAGCCCACTTAGCACCGTCCTTAAATAATTTTGCACCAAATTCTTGACAGAAATGATGTTGACCATCAACCTCTGTGTCTTCATTATAAGACATTATAGGCAAATCTTGTTCATATAAGTCTGCTGTTTCTCTTGCAGCTTGTTCAAGCTTCTTGTTGTCTATCATAACCATCTAAGTATTTTACACATTATTAAATAAATATTATAAACATAGCGATTGGACGGATAATTATTACAGAAATCTCCTAAATCATTCGTTCAATCTAAGACCCACTTTGTGTGTAGTAACAACCACAAATCTCTTTTCATCCTTTCCACTCATCGGTTGTACCCACGAGGAGCTTAGTCTGGTCGTTATAAGGAAGGATAATTAAGTTAACCAAATCTTCATCTTTAGACGCACCCATTGGAATAGCACCATACTCATCAACATAAGAAACGAAACTTGCTTGCCATATAGAGCCTTCGCAATTCTGTATCTTCCAAATACATCTGTCGAATGGTTTGAGTTCAACTTTTGGCTTCAAATCTACTATCTGTTTTTTCTCTGCATCCCAAGCTTTGCCTTTCTCTGCGAGAGCTTCAAAGAGTTGTTTCTGCTCTTCTTCTGTAGATGGACGAGCTGTACAGAAGTCTTTTTTACAATAACCATCATCATTAACAATAGCTATGTTTCCATCGAGGAAAGCATGACAGTAATACTTTTCGACATCTTTTGCCCTGAAGATAAAGATAAGATTATTTCCAATTTGAGGCGTAATGGTAATAATATCCCCATCCTTGAACTCAGGATGAGGTTTCTCTACTTCCAAGGTCTCAAGGTTAAGCTTACCACCTAATCTTTCCTCGATGTTTTTGATATAGGACTGAGCTTCATTATCGTTGGCTTTCTCAAATATAGAAGTAAGCATTTTGGTTTCTTCTTTACTATAATCTTCTTCGTCACATTCTTTCCAAAGATAATGCTTGCCTTTAAATCTTGTGTAGGTATTATCCTCAAACTTTTCAAAGATAATGTGTGTGTTATCTTTACAAATCAAGACATCACCTTTCTTTAAATCGAACTTGTGCCAGTCACGCATTTCTTTTGAAGGAAGAAGAGTCTGTAAACCATCAGGACATCCTCTTACTGTACCAAATTCGGAATAACTACGATGGCAAGTAGTATTATTATCGGTCTCATTTGTACACCAAACTACTGTTTCTGTATCTGTAGTGCTGATTGTATCTAACTCGACATCTACATTATACAGCAAATCATATAACTTAGTTCCTTGCGGTTTATCTTTAAGAATTTCCGCTATGTTAATCTTTGCTTCCATATTATTTTACTTTAATTTCTCATTATATGTAACTTAACAACTTTGTTTGCCGTGAGCGGTTGCTGTTTATTGAATTTCTCGATAAGCCTTCGTTCCATCTGCTCGGGGAAGATGGGCTTTGTCGGCTTTGGGATGGTGATAGTAGCTTGTGTTTTGCTACCATCACTCAAAGTCATCAAGCATCTTCTTGTGATTTGTTCTGTTTGAAACATATTTTATCCTCCTAATATTTCTTTCATATTTACTTTGATTTAATTTTTCTGATAGTGAAGGCACTATCGTTGAGTGTTCTGCACCAGTCTATCTTGCCTTCTGTGTATAACTCATTCAGGGCTTGCTGTGGCTGGTGGACTCCTCGTTTGATGATTTCGGTGGTAAGAACGTGGCAGGGGACGATGTTTGCCGCCTTACGCTCGGACTGAATATCAGCGATGATGGCTAAGACTTGTTCTTTCTCGGTCTTCATCTGGTGGGAAAGGTAAGAATGATACGTGAGTTACTTGTTAAAAGAGTGATAGCTGACCCTCCTTGTCGTGATAGTGATTCCCTGATGGGAATATCAGTTCCTCGAACATAGCAGACAGGCAGTTGGTGACTATTGAATTTCCTGCCAGGGCATAGAGCTTGCTTTTGCAGATGATGGGTGATCCGTCTTTCTCCTTGCTCAGGAGTTTGTCTATGTCAGCTTCATGTACTCCCATCAGACGGAAACAATCTCTTGGAGTGTACTTCCTGATGGAGATGGAGTATTTCTTGCCGTTGGGTGCGGTGTGAATGATTTCTTTATTCATTGTCCAGTTTTCATACCTCTTTAATGATTAATACTAAATTGTCTGTGAAGAAACTTGTGATGGTGTTACTAAGTCCATCGGTACGTGGTGTTCTGTGTTTCATCTTTGCTTGGAAGCTGCACTTATGAGTGTCGTATGCTTTGCGCATCATCCTTCCTTCGACTGTGCGTTCCTTGTAGAGGATGGCTTTTCTCATGTCTCTTTAATGATTAAGAATAGTGGTATGCAGCCACCCCCATGGCCCATGGCAGAATTAAGGGTAGGAGAGATTCCTTTAGTGGAATAGACCCTGGTATGCTGTTCGATTCTGCCTTTAATATGGAGGTTTGCCAACTTTATAATTTTGTCACACATTATATTTCCTTGATGATTAAAACTCCACCTTTCGGATAATGAGCCGTGTCAATGAAGTTCATTACACTTGCCTTACCGATACTGGCGGTGACTGCAACTGAGCATCCGTCAGCCGTTTTTGGTATCACTATCTTCGGGGGGGGTAGAGTTTTTGGATTGCTTCATTGATGTCTGCTTTGGAGAGATACTTTTCAAGAAGGGGTTGGGACATGAAATATTCTTGAGATACATTGTCTTCAAGTATGTCCTCAACCTTTGTGGTGAGTGGTATCGGTGAAGGAAAATGATACTCAGGGTTCGGGTCCTCGTCTGTTCTTAGAATGGAAAAGACAAATATTCGCTCTCTGTTCTGAGGAATACCGTAGTCCTTTGCGTTCAAGACCTTATAGAATGACGCATAACCAAAACTCTCCAAATCTTTGAGATATTTGAAAAAGAAGGGCAGCATTTTCTTGGTGAGCAGTCCTTTGACATTCTCCAACATCACATACTTGGGGTGCTTTGCTTCTATCATACGTCTTTCCTGAAAGATAAGTGACGATCGTGTTCCGCTGCCTTCCTCTGCGCCTTTCCGCAGTCCTGCCATTGAGAAATCCTGACAGGGTGAAGACCAACTGATGAAATCGAAGTCAGGAACCTCGTTCCAGTCTATCCTCGTCACATCACCGAAGTTAGGAGCTTCCCATCCGTGAAGCAGCCGATAAGCCTGAATAGCAGATGGCTCTATCTCGGATATGCCCACCACCTTGAAGTCGAAATCAGGGTGTTTTTCTTTCAGATACTTAAACGAAAGAGACTGACTGCCATATCCTGCGAAAGCCTCGAAGACTCTTAATGGGTTTTGCTGGTTGTAGTTGCTTGTTGCTATCATTCTTATAACAGATTTGTAGGGATGCCAAGTCGTGCAAAGGTCCCGTTGTCACGATATATCTCCAACTGCGTTTTGCATAAGCTATCGGGATTCTTTTGCAGAAGCTCCAACATGCCGATAATGCGTTGACGAAGAACGTTGTCCTTTGTTCTTTTAGTATGCAACTCCTGTTCGGCCTTTGTTTTTGAGATAAGCTGGCTTATCTTAGAAGGGTGCACGTTGGCGGCTACTGGCGGTTCTTTTGCTCCTATAAGTTCGTCCTCCCATCCTCGCTGATTGAGGAACGTTTGGAAATTCTTGCGATACTGCTTGTCGGGTTGGGAGAGTACATAGAGAGGAATGTACTCTATAGCAGCCTTGCGGTCTTTCTTGCTCATAGAGTTCCACTTCTTTTCCAACTTAGATTTGCAGCCGACTTTCTTTTCGTAGAGATTCCATGCCCGATCAAAGGTATATTCGTCTTTGACTTCCCTGGGTGGAGAAGTAACTTTGTAGCCGTTTTCTGTAAGAAATTGTATAGCCTGTCTGATTGCTTCTGTCATAGTTCACCATTTAGATAATTGTCGATTGCTTGGATAAACTCGTCTATAGAACGGATGACGATGTACTTTCCTCCGTGCCGCTCCACTTCGCACTGAAACACCTTTTGCTCTGGCTCTTGTCTGCCTTTAGGTGTTTTGTTTTCGATGCAGAGGAAACCGAATTGAGAGGTGCGCTTTAGGAGCAGCATATCAGCAACTCCTGCCTTCATGCCTTCTTCTTTCAGCCATGCGGCTTGTCGTGAGGTTCGCTTGCCACCATTCGGAACGGCAAAGAAGACACCTTCAAGGTCAGGATATACCCCACGGATATATCTGACCTCTGCGGCTTGCAAGTTATGCTCGTCATAAGATGCACGCTTGCGTATCTTCTTGTCTTCCTGTTCTAACCTTGCCTTGATTTCTGCGTATGATGTCATTACCAGTCAGTTGAGAAAAGGTCGTTGAGAGATTCTTTACCCATGATACGGATGGCTTCTTTTGTAAGGTCTTCACTCTTGAAGTAAACGCTCGCGTCGTTTATTGCCTGATTATATCGAGTAGAGAAACTTTCTCCATCCTTAACGATACACCATTTTTTTTCGGGGCTGCGAAAGTCAGGTTTCCATCCTTTGTTGAGATACTTGGCGATGTTCTGCAACTTATTAAAAGCGGCCAACCGCTTTGCTTGAGCCGTACTTGTACAGTTGCTTAAATCATTATAAGTAATATACCCTGAAACGTTATTTTCGATTTTTTTATCATAAACCCAGTATGTTCTTTTGTGTAAGAACAGTTTCTTGCAAATATCATCATAAGTGATAGGGTTTCCTTCATCATCTTTAGTAGGCTTCTCGTCTCCTTCAATCTTCTTACGAACCATCAACTTACCATCCTCAGCGAAGAAGAACTGGAGGTTATCAGGTACAGGGTACTCAACTGCCGAACCATCAGCAGGAATACGCAACTTAGATAAGGTTGCATTGCCGTTGTTGATGTTGTTGATGTCCTTGTTGGTAATTCCTTTAGCATGAATATCAGGAGTCTTTTTTGCTTCTGCCATTTTCTCAGCAATCATTTCCGTACCCTTGCCAAGTAATGCTCCGAAAAGCATTGATACGAATGGTGATAACTCCGTTTTGTTGTTGTTGCGCTGACGATCATGTCTGTTGTTGCGCTTGTTGTTTCTGTGTGTCATATCAACTATAATTTTGTAAAATGTTATTAAACTCGTCTTCTGTGACACCATTGGCTACCATGACGGTAAGGATGGTGTCTAAGACCTTAGAATAAACTTCATTAAAGGCTGGCTCATCCATCTTGGCGAAGGAGATAGACTTGGCCTTCTCCAAGAACTTCTGTCCGTTCAGGTCGTAGAGCGGTTCGCTGAATCCTGACGTTATCAGAAGCTGTTCACGAAATGTATCTACTGAGCGTAGGTTGGTGCGCTGCTGCTCGGTAAGACAATCCCATGCCGCTCTGATAAGAGAGAAAAACTTGCGATGGAACTTCACGTTGCGAGGTCGGACGATGTTCGCCTTGACGATTGTTCCAACCTTTATTTTTTTCATTTCCTCATAATCATCGTCCGAATATGGACGAAGACCAGTAGATGTTCGTACAAGATGGATTTCCATGTCTTATGTATTAACGTTGAGGGAATGGGATATTCCCTTGCTGTGCCCCTCCATACGAAGGTTGCTGATATGGGGTGTTTTGTGGCTGTTGGGGTGCGCCTATCTGACTCTGAGCAACCTGACCGCTTGGCCGTTCCACCTTCCAGCAGTCCAGTTGATTGAACCATCTGCCATTGGTGCGAGACTGGTTCGCCTTCAAACCGATATGGGCAGTGATAATCTCTCCTGCCTGGATATTGAATTGCTGCAACTTGTCCGACCCGAACACCTGAAAGACGGATCGTGAAGGATATTGCTGGTTCAATTCCTCTATTACATACTCGCACGAACTCCATTGTTGTCCGTTTTGCGAAGTGCCCATTTGCACTTGTCCTACGGCAATAATCTTGCCTGTAAAAGTTACATTCATATTGTTGCTTAATTAAGTTTGATTCTGATTGACGGTTTGGTTTCTACCTCCTTGAGATAATGCTCGTAGTGGTCTGGCTCTGTATCCTTGAAAAGTTTAGTGTCGAAAGTTTTCTTGGTGGTAGCTTCCACGTAAGAGTATGTACCGATATTGGTCTTGATAGACTTCTGCTTATTCCCTTCCATCAAGCACATCAGCTGCTCCTTGATAGAATCCTGACGAAGTTTCAGTGCATCTATTCGTGCCGTGAGAAGTCTGTACTCCTGCTCCAAGGCTGAGAACTGCTCGGGTACTTCCACCTTGTAATGATAGTCTGCATCGTCTGTGAGATAAGCGTAGATTAAGTTCGTTATTGTCTCATCAGATACTCTTGGCAGTGGCTGGAACCTGCTCTTGCCATCCTTGAACCACATGCAGACAATCTCCTTCACCTTTAGGTTGGGATTCATCTGCTCGAACCATTTGGCATAGATGGATAACTGGAGAGAAACGTTGTTATAGTGCAGGGTGGAGGTGGTCTTGTAGTCAACAAGGTAGATATTTCCTTCGTTGTCAGCGAACACACCATCTATGGCCGATGCAAAATACTTGTTATCTGTGACAAGATACTCGCTATCCACATGATGCAGTCCGTAAGCATGCAGCATATCGCTGAAGTCACGTATCTCCTGTGTCGGATTCGGATATGCGCTTATGTCCGAATCAAAGATGGTACAGAATAGCTCAAAGGAGTTGTGAATCATTCCACCACGTTCGGCAGCCTTAGCCAACACACTGTCTGGTATGTCCTTATATGTATCAGGAAAGGCAAACTTGATGAGCGTTCCAGTGATACCTGATAGCTGTTTCTTTCCAAGATGGTAGGTGTGGTTGATCTCATCGAACACCACCTTGCTTTTCTTTAGCTTTATTTCCTTTGTTTTCATATTCCTAATTCCTTTCTCTTAGCAGATAGCGTCTGCATGAATTGTGCGTTGCTCATCAACGGCTTGTAGGTCTGCATTACCCATACAAGGTTGTCCTTGTTCACGCAGCGTGATACCATCTGTATCGCCTCGTTGATGTCGTTAGGGTGATACTGAGGGTCTGAGGTTGCTGGTACGTTATTGCTGCTTTTTACTTTTTGCTGGCTTTGCTGGTCTTTCTGGTTTTCAATATTAGTTGTATCGGAATCTGCATTGTCATCAATAGCAAAAAGACCATTCAGTGCATACTTTCGTGCATAAGAAGATGCAGCCCCAGTAATCTGGCTCCCATCCATTCCCTTCTTGGTTTCTTCCTCTCTTGCATAACCTGTCGTTATTTCTATTTCGCCTTTGCTGTTTTTGAGAGTAGCGGTTGCCTTTACATATATGCGATTGCCAACCATTTCTATATCGTCTGTCATAACCAGTGTGCAACCAAGATTGGACATTATCGGCTTAACCGCTTCTAATATATCCTCAACCTTGCGGTACTTGTAGTTGCCAAAAGCATTGAATTGAGATTTCGGTGCTTTAAGCGTTGACTGAATTGTTATAAGTTCTTTCATACCTTATTATATTAGTTAGTTACACAGATGTCGCAGTCACACGTCCATCCATTGCACTCCTTGATGAGCTTCTTGATTCGCTTGTTGTTTGGGTCTGATTCCAACTCACCTTGCAGTCTTTTTTTCAACTCTTTGATGAGGTCTAAAGGTGTCATGTAGTCTTCAATGAGGTCTTGCTTGATGCCTTCCTCATCATCGGAAGAAGAGGTAACCGTAAACGACTTGTCGAGCGTGAATGATGCCGTAACATCGTAGTCCTGATACTCAGGATATTCAGGCTGATTGTAAGGTGCGAATGGGTCGTTTGCTGCGCCTGGTGGATAATTTCCACTTGTTGAATTGTTCATAAGCATAATATTTTAATTGTTTGGCTTTCAAAATAAACCCCACGATTCTCACGAATGGTGGGGGAAAATTTTAAATATTTATAAGTTGAGCGGTCGCTACCGCAAAAATGTAAATGTATAGAAATATGATATATCAGCGAAAAAGGGAGCATGTTCCCAGGCTTTTAATTCCATTCATGCTCCCAAAGACACAAGTCGGGCCACGCTTTCGCCTAAGGACATGTGTCTTTAAGTTCCCTTCTGCATTCCATTGGAGGCTTAGGACTCCCAGTGCTATGTTTCGTACTGGCTGCATTAGAACTTTATTGTAGTTGTGCGCTCCTGCCATTGTGCTACCTCTTACAAGGGTCTCGGCATCAGGCCTGCTTCTTCACAAGTGAACTCCAAGACGTTCCCAATTCCACCTGTTGCGGTGTAGGTAATAGTCCTGCCACTTCCTCGTCTAATCGTATGTTGTGGTTGCATACGCTGCTTTTGACTACGAGTACCTCTCAAGGAAGGTTTATCCTATCCGAAACAATGCCTCGGTATCGGGCTTTGGGACGCAAGGTGGGACTCGAACCCACGACCTCGAAGGATAGGGAACCTTCTGTTCTACCAACTGAACTACTTGCGTCAAAGAACAACTACAAAACAATACAGGATATTGTGGTGGGTGGAAGTAGTGAGCTTCAAAAAACCTCCACGGATATGACTGATTAATAACGAACTTGATATATTCCTATGAACTTTTGAGGTTCACCCACCTTGTTGTTACTTACCCCATTCTTTGAAGGAGCTGTATATCTCGTTGATCAATACGCAAAGCGTTGCGATTGATAATATTAACATGATTGTCGAAAACATATTCTAATTTTATTAATGTGTTGAACAATAGGCTGCTGCCTCTGATTCTATCTCTGTCATGCTCTTGGAGCGGTTCTGCATCATCCAGTCCTCTAACTCGCTCTTCTTGAAGTAGAGTCGATTGACGTTCGGCTTGTAGCAAGGTAGGATATGATTTCTTACGTTCATTCTGACTCCTTCTACAGTCATGCCGAGTATAAATGCAGCTTCCTTGATGTTGAGCATTGACTTAGCTGCTATCATCGAATACTGCTCGATGCGGTCTAACTGCTCTTTAATCTGTGGGTCTATCATATCAGTTGAATTTGATGGTTTACTGACAGGCACCAGTTGTCTTTGACGACTCTGTTCTACCAGTGCCCTTAACTCTGGGAGTGCATTCCTGCTCTATTAAGGGGAGAATGCCCTTCGCTTTGAGTGCATCATAAAGGAAGATTCTTCCCTTGGTCGTACACTCGGTGTTATACTTCACATCATGTCTTCCGTCTGAACGGATGATGTCAACTGCTCTGCTATGAACGTAGCCGCCAGTAAGGAACTGTCCGTACAATATCCACTGACCTCGAACCTTATGCTGGATTCTCATAGATTCCAACTCTTTGTTCATTCTCACCGCACTCATTCCGTAGTCCTGCGCTATCTGAGTGATGGTCATGGTGGCATTGCTTTGCAGGATTTGGTCGTAGTAGCTTACCTTAGGAAGCATTTCTGTAATCTTGTTCCCAAGTTCCATGTTCTCCTTGCTGATAGTGAGGATGGTTGCTTGCTGCTGCTTGTTCTCCAAGGCTAACTGCTGCTTCTCTTCTTCTGCCTTGACCAGAGATTTGAGAGCTTCGAGATAGTTTTGAGGGACGGATGGCTTTTGATGTTGCTCCTCCAGTTCCTTCCATCGTTTAATCAACTTGGCTCTCGCTTCATCGTTGAACTTGGTGGCGATGTAGAGACACTCTTCCTTGTTGAGGGAGTAGCAAGGTCTATCTTGATTGTTTTCATCTTTGTAAGACCCGAGGGAAAATTTGCCCTCGGCTACTTTTTCCCAAGCTGGCTCCATCTTTCGGATGGATTTCATCACATCAGCATGACGCTTGCCAGTAATCTCTGCAATCTGTAGTGATGTCATTCGCTCACCATCTACAATAGTTGAAATTTCATTCATAGGGTTCCTCCGTTTTTAAAATCGGGCGGTAGTGTATGAAACAGAAAGTGACAAATTTTCATTTTATACATTATTATATCTACCGTTGCCCGATTGTAGTTTTTATTTTGTACCTTTGCGGTTGACAAATTTTTATTTTAACTTAATTCAATTTCGTATGAAACAGCAAAAAGTAATTATGTTCACCTATCAGACAGATAACTTGGATGAGTTGAACGAAAAGATTAATTCTCGTATTGACAAACTAAATGCTAACGAATGGAGAGTTGTAAGTATCTCTTCTTGTAATAGCACTATCGTTTCTAATGGTATGACACCATTGAACCAAGTTACAGTCTTTCTACTTGTGGAAGAATCTTAATAATGTTTCTGCATCTTTTACAGAATATGCTACGTTTATGACTCCGTATTGATTCTTTGTTATCCATCCATATTCGTTTTCTCGGGATGAACAGATACAGAAGATTCTAAGATTCCATTCCCATATTGGCGACCTGTATATCCATTGAAATATTTCTTCAAAATCTACATGGTTGCCAATATTCTGATACAACTGATGCCTCAGCCATGTTCTGAATAATCTCTTAATCATATTCACCTCCTTCTTTTAGTAGAAGAGTACCTTATCGACTACGACTCCTCCGAACTCCTTCAAGGCATCCTGTCTGATGTATTCGGATTGCTTGCTCTGACTTCTAAACCCTAAAGCGTTGTAAATGGTCTCTCTACTGCAACCATACCGCTCGGCAAGTTTTTTCCGTCCTTCACGCGAAACTTTGATAATTTTTATCTTTTTTGCTTGCATAACTTAATTTTTTGTTGTATTTTTGCTTTTAATAATTAAGCACTAATTGATTACGAGTGCAAAGGTATATAATATCTTGCAAAAATGCAAGACTTTTGTCGAAAAAGTTGCGCAAATTTGCAATATTTAATTATGGTATAAAAATGTAAAATGTATGGAAGTATCTGTAATTGAACGTATTAACGTTGTTTTAAAGCATTTTTGTAAAACTCCAAATGGCCTTGCAAATATGCTTGAAATGATTCCGAGTACGGTTAATAGACAATTAAAAGGAGACCAAGCTTTGTCATCTAAGGTGATAGAGGGAGTCCTTTCTGTCTTTCATGACGTTTCTGCCGAATGGTTATTGCGTGGAAAAGGCGAAATGCTTATTAGTGAACAAATGACTCTTGCAAAAATGCAAGATACTAAAGGAAGAGAATCTGATGTAGTAGAACATGATTCTGTCTGGAAGGCGAAGTACGAAGCTATTAAGGATTGCTACGATATGTTGGTGTCTAATCTTGGCGGTGTTATGGGTAAGAGAAGTGTAGGATAATTAATGTGTGGTAGGTATGAAAAGAGTAATGTTTGTTTTGTCTTTTATGTTAATTAGATTATGTGTTTTTTCACAAACAGTTATAGAAATGACAAAAGATGGTGGTGTTTTTACGGTTCCGTGTACAGTTAATGGCTATAAAGTTAGTATGATATTTGACACAGGAGCATCCGATGTTAGTCTGTCTTCTAAGGTTGCGTCTTATATGTTCCGTAATGGATTGTTGCGTGAAACAGACGTTATTGGCGAGGGGTCTTCTACTATTGCGTCTGGTGAAAGTATAGACCATATTGTTGTTAAAATAAAAAGATTAGAGATAGGTGGTATTAAAATTGATGATGTCGAGGCTGTTATATTGGATAGTCAAAGAGCACCTTTATTGTTAGGTTTGTCTGCAATTCAGAAAATTGGTAAGGTTGGTATAGATGGGAACAAGCTTATTATAAATAAATCAACGGCAAATTATAGCCCTGAGTATATAGATAAAGTATATGAAGGTTTAGAATCTAATTTTTCTTCTGGAAGTTATAGTATGATTATTCATCAAATGGAAGATTTTAAATATAAAAACCTTTTAACGGATAAAGGCTACAGATACTTAGCAAGATGTTATCTTAGTACACATAAAGATAGAGAGTGTATTGATGTATGTAACGAATGGATTGATGACCCTTATATATATTTGTCAGACGATTCTTATTTCTATTCATATTATTATCGAATGATAGCCTATGATGGTTTAAAGGATAGAGATAACACGATATTATATTCGGAAAAACTGATAGATTGTATTGAGCACAAGGGACAATACTTATCTCTTTCCTCTAATTTGTTGAATGAACTTTTGGGAGATGCATATTATATGCAAGGCTTTGCATATTACGACAAAAATGCGTACACGTTAGCAAATTCTTGTTTCGAGAAAAGTTTGTCTGTATTACAAGATAGATATGGCTTATCCAAAATAGATGTACTTGATGGAAAAGGTCGAGTTAACGATACAATAGGAAGTTGTTTTCTTATGATGGCAACTATTTCTCAGAAACGAGGTGATTATAATGGGTATATTTGTAGTTTGGTTTTTGGCGCAATGTCTGGCAATGATGTAACCATAAATCATTGCCGTTTAAATAACATTGATTATATAACAAAATCAAAAATCTTAAAAAATCAAATACAAAGTTTGGGGATAAAATAATGGCTGAGATAACAAATGAACAGAAGCTTTACGTGCTGCTGGATAGCATCCGAGACAAGTCTGAGTATGAGCAGGAGATATGGAGTATCATTTATGATAACGTATCTCCTGATGGTGCTTGGAAAGAGGGTGTTGCAGAACTATTGGTGAAGAGCGAATACCTCAACCGAGGGTATGCCTATAGTAACCAAGAATCCAGGGTGGTGTATAGTGTTACCAAGCAGGGCAGGAGCCAGATACCAATCCTTTGGAATGGCAGTATGTTAAAAAAGGAGCATGAGGAGGAAGTGAAGGCTCTAAAGAAGGAGTCTTCATTTGAAGTGCGTCACAAGAAAATTAATAAGTTCTTGTGGATATTATTAACAGCGATAGTTTCAAGTTTAGTAACAATCATTGTTTCTAAGCTGCTATCACTACTTTGTAAAAAATAGCACATATCATGTAAACCATGATACCCTCTATAGTCCATATCGCCCTTTCGGCAAACTTTTCTAATTTATCTGGTTTCATAAGCAAAAATATTATTTCACAGAGGCAAAGTTACGGTTTCCTCCTGAGAATCAGATGCAAATTACATAGTTTAACACAATAAAGGCATCGGGAATGAATCTCGGTGCCTTTTCTTTTACTTATCGAAGAACTTATCAATGAGTCCTACGGCTTCATCCTTCTTCTTGTCTATAATCTTAGCGTATATCTCGGTGGTGGCGATGTCTGTATGACCCAGTAGCTTGCTTGTCGTGTAGATGTCGGCTCCCAGTGTAAGCATCATTGTTGCAAAGGTGTGTCTGGCGCAATGGAAGGTGATCTTCTTCTTAATTCCAGCAGCTTCCACCCAGTCTTTAATCGTATAACATAGGCAGGAGTGCTGAACCAATCCCCTGAATATCACATCATCCTCTCCCTTCTCAGGTAGCCACTTTATGGCTTCCTTAGAGAGTTGGTAGGTGATATTCTTCTTGGTCTTTGTCATTCTGATTGTAAGTCTATACTTTTCCTCTCCATCTTCTGTATATGTCTCAATCTGAGACCATCTAAGTTTTCTTATGTCGGAGATTCTAAGGCCACAGAAACATGAGAACATGAAGGCATTCTTAACCAGAGGATATTTGCATTCCGTCTCAGCCAACAGTTTTACTTCGTCAATGCTTAAAAATTCCCTTTCGCTTTCAATAGCTTTAGGTAAATCATCTCTGGAAATATCCTGAGCAGGGTTATGCTTGATGATACCTTCTTCCACTGCAACCTTCAAGACCTTACATAGGTACTTGTAGTATGCAATGCAGGAATTAATATGAAGGTGTTCCTGACTCTGTCTTCTCATTCTATAGTCCCTGAGGTACTGCATAAATCCTTTGCAGTAGTTCTTGTCTATATCCTTCATCAGCACTTGGTCACCCTTATAGAGTAGGAGGTGCTTTTTCAGGATTTTTAGGATTCTGTTCGGGTCGCTGTCTGACGTTGATGTCTTCGCCTTCTTCTCAGCAAAGATGTCGATCACGTCAAAGAGTTTCATCTTGCTTTTGCTGGTTTCAAGTCCTGCCAGTCCGTTCTTGATGTCGAGCACACGCTGCGCCTTGATAACATTCGCTACTGCCATAGTCTCTGCATTCTTTCTTCTCGCCTCAGTTCTGTCTCTTCCCTTTTCGGGCACAAGATATAGTTTGAGGAACTCATACTTACGCTTTCCATCTTGGTAAATATCAAGATAGATGCTCTGGTTTCCGTTTGCCAGTTCCTTGAATCTGATAGTGACTGGCTCTTTTTCGATTGTTTTCTTCCTTCCCATAGCCTACAATTTTAAATCTGCTGCAAAGATAAGGAATATTTTTGTTACCATCAAGTGTTTTGGTAACAAATGAGTAACAAACGAGTAACAAAACTGCTATATATCTACTATATACCTACTAATATCTATCTGTTAAATAATTTGTATTTTTGGATAATAAAATACTGATATTCAGCTATTTGCCTATATAGTAGATATATAATAGGTAGTAGTTGTTACTTGGTTAAAAACTTTCGCTGCAAAAAGTCCATTATATACTTTTATTATTTATAAGTTGCTGATAATCAGT